TGACCGCAAAGCCCTGCTTGACTCGCGCTTCGACGGCGGTCTTCTTGATGGCGGTGAGGGCAACGGCCAGTGCCTTCTGCGCACCGACACGCTGCTCGCTGGCGTTGGACCCTGCCCAATGTGCCCGCCCACCCAACGCCCTGATGCGATGGCCTTCGCTCTTGCCGCTTGAACTCACACCGGCACGTGCAGTCCGGCACGCGAACTGGGTGGAGCAGTAGCCGCAGCAGACCATCGGCTTCTCGAAGCCCTCGTTGATGACCGTGCCCAACGAGGCGGGAACCTTGCCGAACGGGTATGACCGGGCCATCAGGCGCTCCCTGCTCGCCGGTGGATGATGAGGTGCGGGTTGATGCGGTCACGCCACGGGAGACACCAGCACAGGAGCCCGACTCCGGTCCAGTGTGGCATCAACTCACTCCCGGTTCCTGCGGATGCGCCAACCCACCGCGAACAGTACAGCAGCGATTGCGCCGAGAAGAGCCCCGCGCTCGTTGATGCCCACACTGCCCGGTGTGAGGATGGCCCCGATGAGGACGAGGCAGATGGCGATGAGCGCCCAGAGGGCTGCCTCGTGTACGTCCAAGTTCACCCCACGATGTGCCAGAGCAGACCGATGCAGATGATGCCCACCGCCCACGCGAGGTAGTTGAGCCCACGCGAGCGGATGACCTCGATGACCGCGATGACCAGACCGATGATGTAGAAGATGTCCTCGGGGGTGTGCATGGTCTCCTCCTAGTACAGGCCGTTGTATTCGAGGATGAGGTCAGCCGCAACGTCGATACTCCCGACCGGGGCGAACGTCGAGTCCGTGCGGTACTGCATCCCACCGCCGTTGTTGGCCACGAAGTTCAGCGGTGTGGCCAACACCAGAAATCCGTTCTGCCCACCGGCTGCGATGGTCCCGATGTCCACGATGCTGCCACCGGCGATGGCACGCAGCACCAAGGTGCCTGTCGTCCACGGCGCAGACACGCGCCACGCCGCACCGAGAACGCGACCCGTCTTCGCATACATCGGGTTCGCCCGGTACGCCTCCGTGTACACGGGGTTGAACCTGCCCATCGCCACGTTGTTCGCGTTCGCCCCGATGTTGTCCACCATGAACCCGTCCATCCGCACAATCGAGCGGATGGTCTCAGCACGGTAGACCGCCATGTCGTCGATGAGGATGATGTCGCCAGCGGTCTGTGCGGGGAACGTCACGAACAGCATCGCCATCACGGCGTTCTTGGGGGAGACGACGCCAGCAAAGGACGGGTTGTACCGCTGCCACGACTGCGCCGTTCCCGACACGACACTGCCGCTCAAGTTGGCGTCACCACCAATCTGCACGCCGTTGTAGTCGTACCAGCGCAGGTACAGCGCAGAGTTCGCCGTGTTGCCACCGGGATTGGAGGAGTAGCCGCACACCCAGCCCGTGCCCACGTACTCGGTGTTGCCATCGACCGGGAACTGAGCCGACGTGAGATACGACTGCGTCGCCATCGCACTCACGCTCATCGACGCCTGCCCGGTGTGCGTGAACACGCTATTGGCGTCAGTCCGAGACACGGCGTTCGTCGCGCTCCAGCCGCGTGCGTTGCACGACGAGGTGGCGTCACGGACCTCAAAGCCGGGGTTGCCGACGAGGTTGCGCAGGTCCGCGCCCGACGAGATGGGCAGGATAGAACCACGCGGGGTGTCGATGAGGGAGTCGGTCTGGAGGTGCTTGGATGCAGGACTCCAGAGGTTGGCGTCACCGCCGAACATGAGGCCGTTGGCCCCACCATCGACGAGGTCACGCAGCCCGTTGGCGCTGCCGCGATAGCGCAGGATGCCGCCCTCGGAGCCGTCAATCTGCACGCCACCGGCGTCGATGATGACCGCCCCCACCGCGCTCGGTCCCCACGGGGTGGCAACGCTGGACTCCTCCAACTTGATGCCATCCCACCAGCACTGGGCACCAGCCGTGCCACCCGCCCGGACCACCACGTACACCGTCTGGTCCGATGGGCTCACCCACACCGGGGTGGCATAGCGGTTGACATCACGCAGGTCAGGCGTGAACCACTCGGCGTCACCCTGAATGGCCTGCACCGGCGGAGGCCCAGCACTGATGATGCTGGCGATGAGCGTGCCATCGGGGTTCGAGAGCGTGGCACCCCCACTGTCGGCCAGCCGGAACTGGGCACCCGAGTTGCCCACACTCTTCATCAGCCCAGTCAGGATGTACGACCTGCCAGCCCGCACCTGAATGGGCGCAGACGACATCACGTACGGACCGACTCCCGGCACCGTGCAGTGCAGCGAGCGCGAGCCGTACACGTACTCGCCGGTGTCGATGTCGTAGCCGCCAGCGGTGTTGAGGACGTATGCCCCACCGAGGTTGGCAGCCCACTTGTCGGCCACCTCGGTGCTGTTGATGGACGGGATGGTGACCTTGTCGAGGGTCGGACCAGCGGTGGCAGACGGGATGAACGTCGCCCGGTAGAAGACGTACCGTGCCTTGGGCACACTGGACAGGGATGGATACCACGTGGCTGGCGAGGGGGCAGCCGTGGCCGTGGCGCTGGAGCCGTACTCGATGACGAGCGAGGCTCCCGACGGCACGGTGCTGGCAACGACCGGCGTACCCCAACTGGTGGGTGCAGCCCCGAGGTCACGCCGGTGGACGGTCTGACCCCAGCGTGGCGTAAAAGACTGGACGGCGCTCGCATTCAGCGGGTCGCTCGTCTCGATGTAGACCGTGACGGCAACAGCCGTGCCGTTGGTGAGAGCAAGGGTACTGAGCAGCAGGCTCGTGGCACCGGAGGTCACCAAGCCCGAGTCGTAGCCCGGAGCCGTGACCCGGTACTTGTACTGGGTCCCCGACCCGACGGTCCACTTCACCGTCAGGCGCGGTACGCCCGAGACGAACGACATGTAGCGGGTCGTGTCAATGGTGACGGTCGGGTTGGCCTTGACGCTGAACGCCCGCTTGGCGCTGAACGGTCCGTAGCCGTTGGCGGCGTCAGCCGTGGCCACGTCCCACATGTAGGACACACCGCGAGGGAGCGCGGTCGGCCAGACCAGCGAGGCACCAGTACCACTGACCGTCTGTGTGGCACCAACCTGCGTGGTGCCAGCCGCGTCCCAGACCCGAACCTGTGCGCTCGCTTGCGGGTCACCCTGCGGGTCGCTGTGTGTCCACGTGAAGGTCGGCGTCTGGGTAACGGACGCCGCTCCAGCCGCCGGGAGGTTCTGGATGGGGGCAACGGGCGGCGACTGAACGCTGTAGTTGATGGTGACGACGGAGTTCGAGTGCTGGTCGGACCAGATTTCCGTGTAGTCCGAGTTCGAGACTTGGTCGAACCCGAACACAATCTTCGATGCGTTGTTCTGCCAGTAGTACCTGATAGCCGCCGTGACATCGAGCGTCACCGTCCGGTTGGCAGTGGTGCCCGACGAGAACTGGACTTGGTCGGTGCCCGTCCAGCCCGCCGTGTCGGACCACTGGGTGGTGTTGCTCCCACTGAAGCCGGACTCGCACGACTGCGAGCCAGCGCCGCGCAGCCACAGGCCCGCGACCGTCAGGCGACGGCAGTAAATCTGGGAGTTGCGGATGCCGACGTGCTGGAAGTCGGTGATGTAGAAGGTGATGGTCGCACTGTCGATGGAGGTCCAGCCCTGCCAGCCAGCAGGGACCGGGAAGCGCATCATCGAGCGGTAGCGGGCTGAGCCCCACGACCCGACCGGCAGATGGGCACCCTGACCGGCACCGTACGCGGGTGACGCCCAGACTGCTGCGCTCGCCTCGCTGCCGACGCTGGTGGATGCCATCAGATAGCCGTCATGGTGATGGTTGATGCCCCGGTCGTGAGGTTGATGTCAGCACCCTGCCGCGAGCCCGCCGCGTTCCAGTCGGCGGCGAGGTCCCACGTGTTGCTGACCGTGACCATCGCGCTGAACGCACCCAACTCGAACGAGGAGTTCTGCACGAGGTTGTGCCCACCCCGCATCTTGCCGAAGGTGACCGACGAGGCGTCGATGCCAAGCGGCGTGATAGACACCACGGCCACCGGATTGAGCGGGTCGGTCAGGTCCCAGATGAACAGCCCGTCCTCGTCGAGCGTCATCTTGTAGGTCGGGTCGGTCGGGTCGAGCAGCGCGATGCCGTTGGTGTCCCACGTACCGATGGGGTTGCCCCCACTGTCCACGACGGTGATTGCCACCACCTGCCCGACGCCAGCGCCAACCGTCAGCGAGCCAGCCGTCAGCCAGTCAGCACTCAACTTCCCGGCGAACAGGTTGGCAATCATCGCGTTGGTCCAGACCAGCGTGTCCGCCGGGATGGCCGTTGGACTCACCGTGCCGCCGGTGACCCAGCCCTTCTCGCCGTTGTTGACCGCGTCGGCGACCTTGACCGTCTCGTAGATGTTGTTGCCGTCGGTGTCATCCGCGCCCGTGTCGTTGAGCGTGTTGCCCGACGTGTCCACGGAGCGCACGCGCACGTCGTACGACGCACCGTTGCTCACACCGGCGACGACCAAGACCGTGCCCAAGACCTGCGACGACGACCACGACGCGCCCGACCCGGTCACCCGCCACTGGACCTCGTTGTAGGCGAGGTCAGGTGCGGGGTTCGGGTCCCAGTTGACCGCGAACGTGTTGTTGCCGGGGTAGGTCTGGATGCCCGACGGCGGCGTCGGACCCGTGTCGTCCGAGTCGGTGACGAGGGTGATGGTGTTCGACGGTGTCGCCTGTCGGTTGCCGGTCGAGTCCACCGCATAGGCCCGGACCCAGTACGTGGTGGCGGCAAGGACCGACGGCTGGATGATGTTGGTGTCGAGCGTGCCGGTCTTGTCCACGCTCTGCGCTTGCCACTGGGTGGCCAAGGTCCAGTCGGGCACACCGCCAGACCCGAAGCGCGTGGACTGGATGATGAACTGGTCGAGGTCGGTGAGACCAACGGGTGGCGTGGCGTAGCCGACGACCGCCACCAAGTTCGTGAGCGAACTCCCGTCTCCCTGCTGGATGCTCGTCGAGGTGACGCTCTTCAGGACGGGAGTCGGCGGCGGTGTGACATCAACGGTGGCGGGCGCACCGGCAGGTCCAGTCGGGCCAGCGGGACCGGTACCTCCGGTCGCGCCGGTGGGACCCGGAGGCCCGGTCGGGCCGGGTGGTCCACTCCCACCAGCCGGACCAGTCGGTCCGGGGATGGCGATGGATGCATTCACGCTGGCGTACAACGCTGGCGTGAGCGGTGTCGCCGTCGGCCACGTGACCGGGATGTTGTAGAAGATGCCGCCCGACGTCGGAGGTCCGGTCACTGTCAGGCGCAGCAGTCCAGCCGGGGTGAAGTCCAAGATGATGAAGTCGCCGGGAACGACCGAACCCCACGCCGCCGTGTGGTCATGGGCGGCGCTGTCAATCTTGGCAACCTGCAGGGTGTTGGCCCCACCAGCCACGACCGTGACTGCTGCCCCCACCTCGCCATCGGCGATGCTGCCAGCCGACACGGCCATCCATGCGTACGGCCCGACGATGCCCGACGCAGGACCCGGTGGTCCCGGCGGTCCGGCCATCGAACCAGTTTCCTCCCACGTCCCGTCGGGCTGCTTCTCGTAGACGAGACCGGTGTCGGTGTCGAGCCAGTAGATGCCGTCGTCGTCGGTGGTCGGCGGGTGGTCCTTCAGTTGCCACTCGGGGATGTCGAGGATGGGCGCAGACGGGATGAGGTCCGGGTTGGGGGGAACCGTATCCTCGCGTGGCAGCACCGAGAGGACGAGGTTCGAGTGCCCGTCCTGATGCGAGTTCCACGTCCAGCCCCAGACCGTCCAGTAGCCAGAGCCGAAGCGCGTGGTGTCAACGACCCCGCGCACGATGTGCATGGGGATGTGGTCGGTGATGTCCCACGAGTCCTTGACGTTGAGCCCACCGACCCGCAACCCGAGACCCAACTGCTTGCCGACCTTGGCCACCTTCGACGCCGCCTGAGCAGACCGGCGCTGCAGGTCGTTGAGGTCGTCGATGTCCTGAAACAGCGTGGTGCTGGGCCACGCTCCGTAGGTCGCCTCGCTGATACCGGGCGCGACAGAGCGGGCGGAGTAGACCTTCAGTCCCTGTACCGTGCGCCCTGTCGCGTTGACAGCCGTGCCCCACGCGCCGAACGCCACCGTGCGGAAGCCCTGCACCAGCCCGCCGTACTCCATCCGCAGGTTGTCGCGGACGACACCGGGATTGAGCAGGACCCGCCACTTCCAGTTGCCGTTGACATCACGCTCGGCGACGAGCCGGGTTGCCCTCCCCGTGCCAGCCCGGCTGCTGTCGATGAGACCGGCGATGAACGGGAGCCGCTGCTTGAACGAGGCGTAGATGGTGACGTGTTCGGTCATTGCCGCCACATCACCGACGGCGATGAACCCCAGCGGGCTGTTGGGCTTGGCCTGCTCCTTGGTCAACTGGTCCTTGACGATGAAGTCGATGGCCTTGTCGGCGTACTTGGCCCCACCTTTATCGACGGTCAGTTCGGCATCGACCGACGAGAACCGTTCCTCCACCATGCGCGACAGCACGGCGAGGTAGTCCTGCCCGTAGAAGACGACCTCGTCGTCGGTGGCATCGAAGTCGGTGATGAGCCCGAACGCGATGCCACGCCAGCCCTGCCCCGTGTGCAACTGCAGTTCGTAGTGGCACTCGTACGGCTCGATGACCGCTGCCTGCGGATGGATGGCAGGCAGCGTGAAGTAGAACTCACCGGCGGTGTTGTAGAACTCACTGGCCCCGACGTTGGCGGCGTCGGTCAGTTCGGCAAGGAGGGTGCCCGGTCCCCTACCCTTCCCCGCCGTCTTGTCCACGGCGTAGATACGGATACGGAATGGGGGCGTCCCCCCGTATCGACTGAGGTTGAGCAGGTCCCCCGGCTGTGGGACGTACTGCTGGGCGAGGGTCACCGTCCCGTACAGCCAGCCCGAGAACGCCCCCAGCGCGTCCCGCGCCATCATCCTGAAGTTGTAGGTCCCAGCGGGCAGGCCCGGTCCCCCGTACAGAGACGACAGCCCCTGCGTCAGCAGGACTGCCGGGGTCGCCGCCGACCATGAGGTCTCGAACTCCTTGACCCCGTGTCGGGGCGGTGGGACTACCAGCCAGCCGGTGTCCCAGAGCAGGCTGTCCCCCCACGTCGGGTCCGTAGGGGCGAGTGGGGTACGTAGTTGGATTTTCCATGCTGAGGCTGGGGAGTGGCTTGTGGCCGAGGGGGTGTACATCGCTCGAAAGCGGACCGAGTCGAAGGTCTGGACCGTCCCGCTCGGACTCGGCAGCGTCAGGCCACCCGCTGCTTGTGTCCACCGCACCTGTGCGACGGCTGGATAGGGTGTCACCTCCCCACGTTGGTTGTAGACCCGTGCCGTCCAGTTGTATTGCGTCCCTGATTTGAGCGACACGGGCACTGCGACCGAGAAAGTAGATGTCGCCACGTCGTTGCTGGAGGCTGTCGTCTTCCATGTCTTGGTCGGCTCCCCGGTTGCTGTCACCTGAACTTCGACCGACGAAATCTTGTCGCCCACGCGACCGGGCTCGTACTCGCCCGTGAAGAACTGTGGGGTCCCGCGAGCGATGTCGCCGTCCGGTGCGGTCAACGTGACCAGACCCGGCCCGCCCTTGCGGTCGTAGGTGAGGACGAGGAATGGGCGGATGGCGGTGTTGACGTGGTTGTCCGACGCCTGCGCCGCGATGTTCACGGCGTTCTGCGCACTGCTCCCGCCGCCGACCTGCATCAGGAAGCCGTAGTTGGCGTGGCCGTAGCCGGTCCCGCCCGACGCCCACTTCACGCTCTTGGGTGCCCATGCCCGCACGATGCCGGTGACATCGAGAACGTTCTCGTGGAGGGCGATGTCGCTGACGTTCTTGTACGCCCGGTAGGTGTCGTTGCCCTCACACTGGCCAGCCGCCATGTCGCCGGTCCAGACCGTCTCGCCGCCACCGCCTTCGGCCCACGACTTGGTGTGGTAGTTCACCTTGAAGTTGTTGACGGTCGTCTTCTTGGTGGCCACACCTGCGTGGTCGGCAGCGGTGAACGTGTGCAGGACCGCCGAGTGCAGGGTGTCCACGTCACTCCACGTGCCCGCCCCCATGTCGAAGTGGAGGAGGTGGCGGAAACGGTCGAGCCCGTTGACGTGGTAACCGGTCAGGATGTGCTGCTCGCCCCGCGCCTGCGCCCAGTTGTCGGTGAAGGCCGCACTCTTCGACGAGCGGTGAGACCTAAGGCTGGTCCCCGCGATAGGGCTGAGGCTCTTGGTATCCATTCAGGCGAACGACTCGGAGTACATCAGGCGTGAGCCGCTGGCGATGGTCGTCACCCCGGACATGCGGATGTTGTAGACCATGCCGTCCTGCGCCTGCACCTTCGGGTGGGTCGTGTTGTTGAGGAACGACAGCATGTCCATGCGCAGGGTGTCGGTAGATGCGCCCGACAACTGCAGGGTCAGCACCTTCAGCGTGCCCGAGTAGCGCACGACCGCGTTGCTCAGTGCGCCCAACGCGATGTGCATGGTGCTGCCGCCCACGTCAATCTCGAACCATGAGCCAGCCGATGAGGCGGTGACCCCAATCAGGATGTCGAGCGGAGCCGGGTAGTCCCCACGGTTGACGATGGGATGAGCGGTCTGGGGTCCGAGGAACGGGACCCACACGTCGGGTCGAACGTACATCCGTGGGTCGGCGCACATCAGCGATGCCCGCCAGATGATGCCCCCACCACGACCGGAGCCCTCGCCGTTGAACGCGCCTTGGTCGCGCCGGATGCTGAACTGCGGCTGGCCCAGCGGGCGTGCGCGGAACTCCAGTTCCTTGACGTATGGCGCGGTGCCATCGCCTGCCGCCGAGGCGAACTGGTCGTCCATCGTGGGCAGGCTGAAGGTGAGGGGAATGAACCCGTGGTCCGGCTGGTCCGTGGCGAGGCTGATGGTCGGCGTGAAGATGGTGCGGATGTTCTGGAGGTTGTCGAACAGTTCCGCGATGGTCCCACCGTAGACCGTACCCGCAAGGTCGATACGACGCTGACCCATGTACACGTCGCTCGTGTCCATGCCGTCGTCCTGACTGCGCTTCTGGACGTAGCCCACACCTTGGCTCGCACCGTAGTCGAACGACTCGATGAGACAGCCGGACCGCAGACCGTTGCCGAGGTCGATGACCGTGTTCAGGTCCACCCCGTTGTACTGGATGGGGGCGTCGAGCATGTCAGTAGACGTGCACGAAGGCTGACGTGGGCATCCTGCGCATCTTGGTGTTGCGTGCCCGCGAGTGCTGGTACGACGACTCGGCTTGGTTGTACATGCCGGTCAACTGGGTTGGACTCACATCGGTGTTGTTCGTCGCAGCCAGCCACTGCTGGTACAACGCCCGGTCGTGGGTCAGCAACTCGAAGCCCTGACTCTTGCAGTGGTTGACCGCACACAGGAAGTCGGTCGAGTCGGCGAGGTCGAGGATGGAGTCATCGTCGTCGGGCTGGTCCCGGTCGGTGTAGCCCCAGACCACCATGTTGGCGTCGTTGTCACCGATGGTCGCGTTGATGCGTGTGGACCAGAACGCGGGGAGGATGAGCGACCCGCCGAAGAAGTCCCAGCCAGCCCGATTGGTCTCACTCGATGCGTCGGCGTACGGGATGGAGATGGTCCGTATGTCGGTCGAGGTCGGGTCATCGACGACCACCACCTCCACCTTCCAGATGGCGGTGAAGTCGGTGAACGGTGGGGTGTAGATGTCGAGCGGCCAGACCGCCGTCTCGACCTGCTCCTTGGGGCGATAGCCCGATAGGTCCGAGAGCGCCTGTGCGATGAAGTCGTTGACGGTGTCGGGCGGAAAGACTGTCCCGTTGGGGTCACGAAGCGCCCGCCAGATGATGGTTTGCATCTCGCTGCGAGAAGGCGCGGAGAACACCACGTGACAGACCTCCTGATGCGTGTGTCTGGGACCGGCTCACATGCCTGCCAGCCGGTCCCAGTTCGTCAATCGTCCCACCGTACCCGGTGAGACGAGTGGCTACGTCGTCAGGTCCATCACCGCGAACCGCTGGGCCTTGATGTTGGTGGCCGGACCCATCGCCGGGGTGCCATCGACCTCGTTGGTCTTCAGCCCCCACATGCCCTTCCAGCCGACCAGCCCACGCTGGGCCAGCGGGTCGGAGTGGTCGCCACCGGGCGCAACGCGGTACGCCTGAATGGTCTGGTAGTCGCCCCAGATGAAGGCATCCGGGCCGAAGATGACGGTCTTGCTCCCGGCCACCCGGTTGGACTCGATGAACCGGACGCCCCGAAGGGTCCCGATTTCACCAGTCAGCAGCGCCTTCGCGTTGGCGTACTTCATGGTGTCGGTCCAGCCGATTTCACCGGTCTGGTTCATCAGCGCGGCGGACTCCGCCGGGTTGATGAGCGAGTGGTAGGTGCCGTCGGGGAAGGTCGGCACGTCGGCCAACTTCAGGGCGACGACCGCAGCGACCACCGACTGCGCGGCGTTGCCGGTGACACCAACGACGGTGACGCCGGTGTTCGCGCCCTGCACGAGCGCCGCCGCATCCTTCTCCGCCGTGTCGATGGCGTTCCACGCCAACTTCTCGGCGGCGATGCGGTAGAACTCGAACGGGCTGAACTGCTCCGCGAGGTCGGTGATGGCAACAATCTTGCCCTTCTGTGCCCCGGTGAACTCCTGCGTGTCCCACTGCAGACCCTCGGTCTGTGGCGGGACTCCCTCCAGCAGGGTCTCGGCAGCGCCGAGGTCCGCGAAGGAGGTGTAGCGCAACTGGTTCGTGCCGGGAACCGACGACGCCTTGATGAACTGGCCCTCCTGCAGGAAGACCGCCTTGTCCCGCAGGTTGTCGATGATGTTGCGAACGACCAGCGCCGTGACGATGTTGGCGAAGTTCGTGGCCGCGTTGGGCACACCGGCGTAGGCCGTGCCGGTGACACCAAGGGCGGTGTCCGTACCGCCCGGCGGGGTGGCCAGTGAACCGGCAGCATCCTGACCACCGGTGTTGGCATGGGGTGCGAGGATGAAGCCGGGGATGACTCCCTTGGCCCCACGTGCGTTGGCTGGGTAGTAGTCCGCCCAGCCGGACTCACGGGCAACGAGCCCGCCGAAGAACTGCTCCACGTGCGAAGTCCCTTTCGCGGCTATGGCCGCTTCAGGTCGCCTCGCTCCACCGCCTTCTTCATCTCGGCTTCGAGTTCCGCCTTGTTCATCTCACCCATCGGCTTGATGGGCAGAGGTGCAGTCCGGCGCGGGGCTGTCGGAGCGAACGTACCAGTGGATGAACCGTCGTCGTACTGGGCGTTCAACTTGGCGAGCGTGGCCTCGTCTGCCGTACTGAAGATGCTGTCTCCAGCCGGTCCGACACCACGAGCCAGTGAGGGGTACTTCGCCTTGCGCTGCTCGACGACGCGAGCCTGACGCTCGGACTCCGTGGCCCTCTTCTGTTCGTCCAGTTCCTGCCTGAGAGCCTCGACTGCTGAGTCGGTGGTCTCACCCGACTGTCCACTCGACTGGGGACGAGGCGCGGTGGTGGCATTGAGCCGCCGTCGAAGCGCGTCGTTCTCGTCGCGGAGAGCCTGTTCCGCTGCCGCGTGTGCCCGGTCCTTCTGCGAGACCCGGTGCTTCCACTGGCTCTCGACTTCCTCGACCGTGAGGGGAACTCCGGGCGTCCCATCCGTTCCGCCTGCCCCATCAGCAGGGGGCTGGCCGTTGGGCTGGGAGGCTGAGTCTGTCCCTGACGGTGGAGTCTGGATGTCGTCCACTCGCGTTGACCTCACCATACACGCTGCGACCAGTCGTCTTCAAGATGGTGGTGGCAACGGGCTGGAGTCTACCGCACGGGCAACACGTCCTGAACGGGTGCCTGTGACTGGTCCTCGATGTTCCCACCCTGACCGGTGATGAACTGGCCCGCCGACTTCAGCAGTTCCCCGCCCATCCCCGCGACCTCGCTGACGGTGCGAATGGTGCCGAGTGGGCCGACTGCGTACTGAACGGCATCCATCGCACCCTTGGTGTAGTCGATGGGCTTGATGGGTAGACCCTTCGCCTGCAGCGCCTCGTTGTCCAGACCCTGCTCGGCGATACGTCGCACCGGCAGCGAGGCGTTGGCCGGGATGTCGTTCGGTGTGGCGGGAAACATCATCGACATCAGCAGGAACGCCTGCTTGTTGTCGTCGAGAAACTTCTTCCACGACGGGTCGTTCTGGCTCTGGACCCTGATGGTGTCACTGATTTCACGGGCCACGTTCCACGCGAGGAACGGCGTGGTCATGCCGAACGGGCGCAGTGCGAGGAAGCGCACCATCTCGGGCAGGATTTTCCCCCACATGTACGAGGCCGGATACAGCCCGATGTAGGGGTGGTTGATGCTGCGCTCGAAGGCGCTCCGGTCGTGCTTGTAATACTGGGTCGCGTGGGCTTCCTCCCACCCGGAGCGCACCACCTGCCGTCCAGCCTGCCGCAGCACCTCCTGCTCGTTGGAGTACGGCACGGTCTCGACACCCGGTCGCTGGAACATGCGGTCCAACTTGGCCTGCATCTGGGGCGACGTGCGGATGGGCGGCATTCCACTCACCGTCCGCTGCTTCTGGGTCAACTGCAGCCAGTTGCGGAAATGCTCGAAGGCGTTGTTCATGTCGGGGTCGGTGGCCACACCCCGGTTCACCCAGTCCAAGACCTGCTGGACGAAGAACTCCTCCTGCGGCTTGCCCCACGCGCCGGGGTTCGGTGAGCCCAACCCGGCCCGCATGGCGGTGGCCCGGTTGCGCAACTGGGTGGCGGCGCTCCTGTTGGTGTGCGTGGCAGCCCGCGTCTCCAGCGCCTGAGCAGCGGTCTCGACATCGGTCGAGTACCGCTCGTACTCCCGCGTGATGGCATCGCGCAGCGACGGGTCCATGCCCGCGATGCTGAAGACGTGGATGAGTTCGTGCAGCCCGGTCAGGGCGTCGGCGGCTCCGAACCCTCGGACGACAGCGGACTGGGCTCCGGTGGGGGTGGTGGTACCAAAGACCTGTCCGCCTCGCTTGTCTTCGAGGGTGGTGGTGATGGGGTCACCGAGGACGGCTCGGCGGGTGTTCTTGGGGGCGACTTCGTTGAGCCCCCACTGGACACGCTCGTCGTGCGCGGCGCGAAGACGGTCGAGGACTGCCCCATCGGGGGCGACTCCCCGTGATGCAAGACGACTGAGCGTGGCATCGAGATGTCCTCCCCAATCCGGTTCACCGTTGACGATGGCGGGTCCAGCCTTGTACGTCTTGCCGTAGTCCACCCACATGTCGGTGTCCAGACCCTCTTGGTCGAGCCCCTTCTGCGCGGCTTCGACCATTGACCTCACATAGTCCTCGTCCACCGTCCCATCGTCGAGCCGGGGCAGCGAGTGCTGGTCGTCGATGAACGAAATCTGCCACGTGTGGTTCGGCATCTCGATGGCGGTCGCGCCCCGGATGTCGTCACGGATGGACGCCAGTCCCTGCGCCACGTGCTGCGCATCGCTGAATGACTGCAGGCTGCTGGACGGGAACGAGAGCGTCACCCGCGCATCGTGGTCGGCAGCATCGACACCCGCCGTGACGGCATCCACCGGGCTGAAGTGCCAGACCTCGCGCTGGCGCATGACGTACGACATGATGTCGGCGAGGTCGTTGCCCCGTATCGCGCTGCTGAGCATGGTCAGTGGGACCAACGGCTGCGGCGTGTCGGCGTCCCAGAACCCGATGCCCCGGTCGTCCAGCCCATCCACGACGATGCCGAAGTTGTCGCGCATGTCCTGCATCAGCCCGACCTGCACACCACGCATGAAGGCGTGACGCTCGGCCCGGTTGGCTGGCTCGTTGAGCAGGTCGAGGACCGGGTTGGCCCACGACATCGTCGTCCCCTCGGGGAAGTAGATGTTGGCCGGGATGGTGCGCAACTGGCTGGCCACGTCCTGTGCGGGCATCGAGGTCGCCACCCGGCCACGCACCTCGCGGGCCTTGCCCGCCATCAGCGCCATGTCGGCAGCGGTCCAGACCTTGTACCCGCCCAAGCCCTCGGCGTTCGCAGCCTTGGCCATCGCGTTGTAGTAGCCGACGAGGTAGGCGTGCGTCTCGTCGCTCTTCGAGGTGAGGGTCAGGCCGGTGGTGTCAACGCCGTTCTCCTTCAGGTCAGCCAGCGTCTCGGGCGTGACGTAGCCCGCACCCTCGTACGCCGCGTCGTCCGCAACGATGGGCATGGACCCGTCCATGCGCCCAATCGCTCGCCGGTTGCTGTTGCCCAAGAGAACGTCCATCGCGTCGTTGATGTCGGGCGGGACGTTGGGCACGTCGAACGGGTACTTCAGCCCACGCAGCAGGTGCTGCGTCTGGAGTAGCGCGACCTGCGCATCCTTGCTCTCACGCTCGGCAGCCATCTCCGTGGCCGGGCGGAGCCCGCGCTGCCACGCCTGCTCCAGCGTATGGATGAAGAGGGTGACCGCGCCCCGCCCACCCCGTGAGGGCATCGCCGCTGCGATGGACGCCAACGCCCGCGTGTCGTTGCTGTTGAACACCTCGTCGGGGTCGAACCGCACACCATGCTCGTCGGCAGTGTCGGAGGTGTGCATCAACTCTTCGATGCGATAGCGGGTGTCGTCCCACGCCTCGGAGAAGGACGGCAGTTGGTCCTCGTCGATGACCGCCTTGATGTCCTCCAGCCCCTGCTCGGGCGTGATGCGCCCGAACCTGCGCTGGCCCACCACGACGGTGCCCTCGGGCGGGCGGGCTGCCTCGGCCTTGGCAATCTCCTCCTGCGCCACCTCGCGCAAGCCCTCCTGCGTCTCGGGTCGGGCACGTGTGGTCAGGTCGATGAGCGCCGCCGGGTCGGTGGCGGCAAGGTGCTGGGCGTAGGCGACGTTGCGCTCGTGGATGGGCGGGTCGCCAAGCATCAGGCGGTTCACGCCCGTGACGCGAGCCTCGCCGTCGGGCACAACCGTGAGGTGGATGATGTTGCCACCACCGTAGGCCCGTGGCTTGTCCTCCCGCCTGATGATGCGGAAGGGCTGGTCCCTCGGGAGCAGGTGTTCGCCCTCGTAGCCCTCGATGAGGTTCATGTGGTACCCGGCGGGCAGTTCGTAGTGGATGATGACGCCCTGATGGTTGGCCCCACTCTGGAACTTGTGGCCACCGCCCTCGGCGAAGTCCATCGCCGACGACTCGTCATTGCTCGTTGAGACGAATGCCGGGTCCTGCAGGATTTCACCGGGCTGCTTGTCGAACTCGGGCCGGATGTCGGTGCCCCACTCGTCCATCGCTCGGCTGATGTTGACCCCACGGTGGAACGTCCCCGGCTCGCGTAGCACGCCCTTCTGGATGGAGTGGTCGAGATACTCGACCAGTTGCTGGATGCGCTCGTCATCGAGGTGGATGGCGTCAGGGTCGAGTTCGAGCCCGCGCAGGAAGGTGTTGATGTTGGCGTAGATGGAGCCCTTGTAGTCCTCGGTCGCGCCCTGCTCCGCGATGGTGAGCATCTTCTTGAAGTCGATGGTCCACGGCGAGGTCGCACCCGCCTCACCGCCCTGCTGGAACAGTTCGTCCAGCCACGGCATCTGCTGGTAGCCCTCACGGAGGGCAGGCGTAGGAACCCCCTTCACCTCACCGACAGCCTGCTGGATGGGGACCCAGCCGTTCTCGGTGTAGACCTCCATCGGGACATCCCCGTAGTTGAGGTCTTGGCTGAGCAGGTAGTCGTGGGACTTCTGGCGCTTCAGGTTGGTGGCCGGATGCTCCCGCTCGGCCTCGACTGCGCTGCGGTCAAAGCGGATGAGGTGCTGCGCGGAGGCGTCGTAGTTGGCAATGGCACGCAGGGGATTGGTGCCGACCTGCTCGTACTGGGTCCCGATGGCACCAGAGCCGATGCCCTTGGCGGCGAACTTCAGGTTCTCCATCGTCTGCTCGGTGACGGGAATGTAGAGCAGGTCCCGGTTCTCGGACCCAGCCGTGATGGCATCGACGTGCTTCTGCAACTCGGGCGGCAACGAGTCGGCCACCCCGCCGTTGATGGAGTGACGGATGAGCCACGTCTTGTACGGCTTGTCGCCACCCTCGTTCTTCAGGATGGCGTGACCGATGTCGGACCGAACGTCGGTCAGCGCCTGTGGGGGCAACACCCCAGCGTCCACCGCCCAGCGCGGGATGTCATCGAAGTGGAGCCGGATGAACTCCTCCTCGGTGAGGTTCTTGCCAGCGGCTGCTCCCTGCACGAACGCCCGCGTGGCCTTGATGACGGCATCACGTGCGCGGCGAGTGGCCACCGCCGTCGGCCCGGTCAGTCCCCGGAGATACGTCGCACGGTGGCCGCGCCAGAACTCATCCACCGTCTGCCCTGTCGCCAGCCGCCAGATGTCCTCGGCTGCCTTGTCGCTGACCTTGCCCACGTGGGTGTCCATCCCGGCACGGCTGACCTCGCTCAGCCAGTCGTCCTTGGTCATCGCCCGGAGGTCGCGCTGCAGCGCCTCGCCCGACGCCAGCCCCTCGGACTCCCGTGTGTCCAATCCCTGCTCGGTGCGAACGTGGTCGAGCAGTTGCTCCACGTCGCCGAACGTGTAGTCGCCCCGCCGGGAGCCGTCGGTGGTGAGACGAATGCGCCCCTGTCCCACGTTCTTCAGGTTGAGCAGGTCGTGGGTGAGACCAATCGCGTGACCGTCCTTGTCGGCCAGCGACAGGTTGGCTGCCAGCCAGCGTTCGGCAATCTCGGCCCGGTCCACCGTGCCGTACTCGTAGGCGAGGTCGCCCCAGTTGCGCTCGAACTGGTCACCCCAGATTTCATGGAACGCGGCGTACAGGTTGTCGCCGATGATGCGCCGTGCCTCCATGCCAGCGGCTGCCTGCTTGCGCTCGGCGATGGCTGGCTTGGTGCCCTTGATGCGGCCCCAGACACTGCCCGCCCCGAAGTGGCTGCGGGCCTCGGCGGCTTGGTAGATGCGCATGGCGTTCATCTCGGCGTTCTCAGCCAAGAGACCGTCGGGCTCACGTGAGGCGAACACGTACTGGCGGATGGCGTTGTACGTCGCCAGCCCCTGCTGGTACTTCGCGGCGTCCCGGCGCAGCGGCAGGGGGACGCCGCGCATGTAGTCGAGGATGTACGGCTCGACCAACTCCATCGACATGAACACCGGGTTCAGCGTGAAGCGCATGAGCGGGTACAACTTCTCCGACAACTGGCCCCAGTAGTTGCCTGCCGCGCCGGGCGCTCGGGCCTTGACCATGCCGGTGAACTTCTGGGTTGCCCCCACCAGCGACACGTCGCCCTCCATCGCCCGGAGGAAACCCGTGACGACCTGACGCTCGGTGAGTTTGGAGGCGACGTTGCCGTACACCGACGTGTTGCCCTTCACGTCTTCGAGGACACCGTGAACGGCGTCCATCATCTGGTCGGGCGACATGCCCCGTGGGAGCAACCGGCCTTCCTGCGCCTCGAACATCAGCGCCTTGAACAGCCTGTCGGCGAGAGCAGGCGGCAGGGCGATGTTGCCCGACTCCTTCGACGCCATGTCGGTGATGAACCGGCGGCGTTGGTTCCACAGGATGCGCTCGCCCCGGATGCCCCTGAACATCGACATGTTCATGGACTGCCAGCGGCTCACCCGCTTGGCTGCCGGGATGCCGTCCGCCCAGAACTGCAGCCACGGCTGCGCGTTCTTGATGCCGCCGTCGGCGTTGTGGGTGATACGCCACTGGGCGTCGAGCGGTGCATTCTCGGGGATGCCGTTGGCGAGGCCGTACTCGAAGTTCGAGCCGTCCTTCACCCAGTCCTGCAGTTCCTGCGGGATGTCGGTGCGGATGTTCCCGGCTGCGTCCTTCAGGTTGATTTCCTGCGGCAGCGACGAGCGGTTGGTATCGAGGTAGTCCCGCACGTCGTGGATGAGGTCGGCGTCCTTGACGGTCTGCCGGTTCATCCAGTTGAAGTCGTCGTAGTTCTCGGTGAATGCCCTCACCTTGGCCACGTCGCCAGCCTTGATGGCGGCGTCCAGTTCCTTCACCCGCAGGTTGGTCAGGGTGCGGGGCGTAATCATCGTGATGTCGTGCGGGTCGATGTCCTTCGGCAGCACGCCTCGGGCAGCAGCATCGTGGATGGCAGCCATCACGTTGGTGTGCAGCACCTTGCCCTTGGTGTAGTAGTACAGCCCGTGGACGGCCATCGCCATGTCGGCGGAGACCTTGCCCACACGAGCCGCCACCTTGGCTGGGTCCACCTGCAGGATGGCAGCCAACTTGTTGACGGTCTGCTCGCGCATCTGGTCGGCGGGCAGGGACGCGACCCGGATGTCCTTGGTCTTCTCGACCTGCGTCTCGATGTACTTCCCGATGTTGGTGTCGTACGCCCCACCGGCCAACTGCGCCCGCGTGGCCTCGGCGGTGTTCAGGGTCGGGTGCTTGGGGATGGCGTTGACGCGAGCCGCGTCGTTGGCTGTCTCGCCCGCCACTGTCTCCTGCATCCCGTTCGCGCCCCACGTTCCGACCGCCTCCATGATGCGGTCGCCGCCATCGGTGGCGAGGTCGTCAGCGATGGACGTGAGGTCGCGCACGACGTTGGGCTTCAGCGCCGCGACGACCGCCGTGGACGCCGCCATGTGCAGGGCTTCCATCGACCGCTGCGCAGCCCGCGACCCGCTGAAGAAGTTGATGGGGTCGCTGGCCTTGGCAATCTTGTCGGCCACCTTGTAGACGATGTTCTGGGTCGCCGTGTCGCTGATGGGACCGAGGGCGCTCGTCCCGATGCGCTCCGAAATCTTCAACTTCAGGTGGTTGGGAACGTCCTCGCCGTTGCCCACACGGTCGAGCAGGTCGTGGTTGACGGCCTGCTTCATCACGCTCAGGTCGCCACGCGACAGGTTGACCGCACTCAGGTCTTGCCCGTCCTGCGCCAGACGAGCAAGTTCGCCCACCCGCGTGCCGTCCCCCGCCAGCGCGGCGACCGTGCTGCCCTCGCGTGCTGCAGCCGACGAGAAAATGCGGGCGATGTCAGCCGTTCCCTCCACGGCACCGGCCACCGCACCCACGCCCAGCGATGCCCAGTTCACGGGGTCAGTCAGGATTGACCACACCGTGTTGGCAATCGGGTCGTTCGTGAAGCCGCGCTGTGACAGGACCAGTTCATCCAAGGCCCGGTCACGGGTCCACTCGCCCGAGTCAATCTTCTGCTGGATGTCGTCGGGCAGCGCCCCACGCGCACCAGACATCCCGGCGTACGTCCGCTGGATGGCCTCACCGACCAGACCGGGGATGTTGAGGATGGACTGGAACGCCCCGCCCAAGTTGGTCGGTATCTTCAGTGTGTCGCGCAGGATGTACGGGGTGAACTGCTCGATTTGACTGTTGGCCGCGTCGATGATTGGTGCGAGGAACGGCACGCTCTGGATGCCCACCCCGCCAGCGATGGACAGCGGTGCCTCGATGGTCTTGCCGATGTCGGCCCCGATGGTCTGGCCTGCCTCGCCCTGCCCCAAGATGCCGCCGACCGTTGACCCCACCGCACCCAGCAGTCCGGCGAACAGCCCGCCGGGCGTACTCGGCGAGTAGTACCGGGCCACCGACCCCAGCGGACTGTTGTCCTGCGCCGGGTCGATGGGGATGGGCGAGTTCATGCGCGAGGTAGAGAGCGGGTCGAGGAGATTGATGTCCTCCTTGCCCACACTAGCGAACTGGCGGACCTGCGTGTTGCCGTCAGCCGGACCGTAGTAGACCGCACTGCCGCCGTTGCGGGTCGAGACCGGCCCCAAGCCGTACGAACTGGCGGGTGCGTTCGAGCCCGACCCGAAGCCGAACCCCCCACCCGAGGTGGAGGCTGCCGCGTTCGCGCCCCACGTCCCGCCGAGGGTCACCTACGCCCCCGACGGATGCGGCTGGTAGTTGCTGCTCCCAGTCGGCTCGACGCTGGTCCCAACACCACCGGAGCCACCCGGTCCGCCGTACCACGTGTTCGGGTTGATGCCCGGAGGCGGCGCGGTGTTCTCTCCCGGCAAACCAGTCGCAGTCGGCATCGGTAGCGGCGGTGGCGGCTTGGGCGGTGCCGGTGGCGCTGGCGGCTTGGGCACAGCAGCCGTGGACGGACCGGGGACACCGGGGCCGAGTTGACCGGGCGCCTTCGGGATTGGTGCGACGTACGGCGTCGGGGTCTGCGGCATCCCGATACCCGGCGTCTGCCCGAGTGCGCCCATCCAGTCGGGCGCGAATGGGTTGACCGAACCGGGCACCCCGGTCTGTGGCTGGAACATCTGCGGCATCCCCGGCACCTTGATGCTGGAGAGGGAGATGGACGGGTTGAGGACGTTGGCCTTCTGCTGGTCGAGGTTCGCCTTCGCGTTGGGGTCACCCGGAGTGTTGACGCCGTAGAGCAGGTTCAGGCCCAGCCTCTGCATGTTGCCGTTCTGCAGCCGCAGGTTGGCCTCGTCGATGCCCTGCATCATCGACAGGCGGCGGTCGAACTCAGCCTGTCCGACGGACGATGGGGTGATGCCCGACCGCGCCAACTGGCTCTGCAGCACCTGCGTCTGCGGGTTGTACTGGTTGTCCTGCGCGTAGGTGGTGGCCATGACGTTGTCGGACGTGCCCGACTTGTACAGGTCCACCCGTGTGTGGAGTTGGTTGAGGTCACGCAGGGCAGCGGCACGGTTCGGGTCGTTCCACGGCATGGCGGCGATGGACTGCTGGAAGGTCGTGACGTACTGGTCGGCCAGCCGCTGGGCGTTGGGGTCCTGCTTGTGGAACAGCGCACCCACGGCCAGTGAGGTCTGGGTCGCACCGGATGTGCCGTACGTCCCCATCGGGAAGTTGCCCGACGCCAGCGGGCGGCGGGCACCGGCAACGCCCGTCACGATGCCCGCGATGTCGGCGGTCGCCAGCGGCTTGCCGGTGCTGTCGGAGCCCACCGTGGTGGGAACGATGACCTGACCGGCAGTGTTCTTGGGGGTGGTGGCCGACACCGGCGGCTGCTCGTGGAACATGAACGGGTCATTGGCGCTGCCGTCGCCGGTTCGGTACAGCGTGCGACCAACGCCGTCGGGACCCTTCACGCCGTGGATTTCCACCCACGGGGCATTGGTCGGGACACCCGGTCCATTGGTGAGGTGAACCTGCCCGGTCTGCTGCGGGTCAATCTTGTTGCCGTTGGCATCGACCAGCGCAAGTTGGGCCGGGATGGGTGTGACGTACATGGTGGGGACAACGGTGTGCGGGCCCGGCGTGCCGTCAGGACCGGGCACCGACTGCGAGCCGTCGGTGAACATCGACGTGCCGGGGATGGCGACAGCACCCGGTGGGGTCGGCTCCTTCGGGCTGTGGATGTGGTAGTTGAAGAGGGGGTCGCCGTTGCCGTCGAGCGCAATCACGCCGTTCGCGTCCACGATGGGGTCGGTGGACATCCAGCCGCCCTGCGTCAGGTTGCCTGCGTCGGAGTTCATGCCGTTGAGCAGGTTCTGCAGGAAGCCGCTCGGGTTGCCGGGGGACAGACCCGCCGCCGCGTCGAAGATGGTGTAGTCGTCACCGGGCACCTTGCCCTGCGCTCCGGGTGCGGCCTGTGCGGTCCGCGCACCGGGTGCCGCGATGGGCTTGGTGGGGTCGCTCAGCGCCTGATTGACCTGACCGAGGGTGGCGATAAACGCGCTCGCCGTCTTCACATCCACCGTCGAGAGCGTCAGCGGCCCGCCCTTGGTGACCGTGATGTTCTTCGCCTCGGCGACCAACTTGTCGTGGTAGGTCTGGGTCGCGTTCCTCGCGCAGAACGGGTCGCCGTTGCAGTCACTCAGGTCCTTCATGTAGTTGTTCGTCGCAATCTGGACGCGCTCGTTCGCGTCGGCCTGCCGGATGCGGGCACCGGCGTAACTCTGGTCGCCCGCCCGCTTGGTCCAGCCCTTGCGCTCGGTGTCGGAGGTGGACTTGCCGACCAGCGTGGCCAGCCCGGAGTCGCCGCGTGAGAGCAAGTCGGTCAGGTTCTGGCGGCTGTACGTCCAGTTCGGGTTGGTCTTCTTGATGTTGGCGTTCATCGCGTCGATGGCACCCTGCACCGCAGGGTTGCCCTCGGCCTTGCCGTTGTCGAGGACATCGAGGAACTTGGCGTAGCCCGCACTGTTCTCGTCGATGTCGTCGAGGTTGTTGCCGGTCTGCGGCATGGCCCCGTACAACTTGGCGATGACCACCAAATCCTGTGTCGCCTCCTCGGCTCCCTGCACGTGGCCCTTGTAGAAGCCGTTGACCCAGTTGGCGTGCGCGGCAGCCGCGCTCCGCGCTCCACCCGCCGCCCGCTTGGCCGTGGCCGATGCGTTCCACTTGGCCGCACGGTCGAGCAGCGAGCGGTAGAACTCACTGTCCTGCTGCACGTCGGGGCGGGCTGCCCAGTTCTTGTAGAACTGGGCCATCTGGGCGTCACTGACCTTCTTCTGGTCGTTCTTCAGCACCATCTTCGACTCGTTGATGCTGAAGTCGTACTGGATGTAGTTGTTGTTCCACTGGTCCCAGTTGGGGTCGGTGGGGTCAAGTTGGTCCCGCCGCATCTTCATGTGGTCGAGCAGGCGCGAGTCGGTCACGCCCTTGCCATCGACCTTCCCGCCGTTCTTCCACGCATCGACGAAGTTCTGGTCTTCCTGCGCGTTGGCCTCACGGACCAGCGCGACGATGGTGTTGGTCAGGTCTGGTGCTGCCTTCGGGATACGCCCGAAGGTCCCACTGCGGGCCACGGATTACCGCCCTGTCTTCTGTATCTGGCTCTGGCTCACGATGCGCGGCTTGCTCTGCCCGCCTTGGATGCGGACCTGACTGAGCATCTGGCTCGGCACCGGCGGTCCACCGGGGGCACCGGGCGCATTCGGCGCGGGGGTCTCGCCCGGTGCGCCCGGTGGCGGTGGGGCAGCACCCGGCCCACCCATGCCCTCGGGACCAGCGGCACCCATAGCCGCTCCCTCGGGGGTGTTACCGGGCTGCTGCTCAGGTGGTGTGTTGGGCGACTCGCCGGGGCCGTTGCCCGATGGCGTGCCCTGCGCCCCGCCCTGTCCCCGAAGCGCGGCCATGTTCGCGGCCATGCCCTGCTCGGCTTCCTGCCCCTGCTGCTGCAGACCCTGCGGCTGCTGCTGCTGCAACTGCTGCATCATCGCCATGAGGCTGACCATGACCTGAACGCTGGCCGGATTGAGGGTCGCGTCGGTCTGCTCCTCGCGGATGACATCCTGCTCGGCCTCGGGGTCGTCCACGCCGGTGCGGTCCATCGCCCGCTTGGCCGACCACAACTTGCCTTCCTTCATGTTCAGCGCGATGGTGGACATCTCGGCGTCGTCGCGTGGGGTCAACGACGGGGACTCGATGTACAACTTCGTCGTGCCTTCGAGCATCGGCTTCAGTTCGGGCATCTTCTCGATGAACATGGTCCGGGCGATTTCCCAGTTGTCCTGCCGCCACTGGTAGTACATGTCACGCGGCATGGTCATCCGGGTCTCGTAGTTGCTGACCAGCGCAGCCACGGCCTTGCCCGAACTCATCACCTGCGTCGGGGCCATGCCGCGCATCAGGTCGTTGAGCCCACTGACATCGACCAGTTCGCGGTCAACGCGAGACATGTACTGCTCGATTTGGAACTCGGGCATCCACGGCTGGAGTGCCTCGACCCTATTGCCCCCACCGGGCGCGATGATTTGGTTCGGGGTGGGATGGAGGTTGGGGTCAACCTCGGAGGGCGCTTCGGCTCCGGTCAACTGCCACATCTGCCCAGCGATGGCCCGGTGAATCATCTGCGCGTTCTCGGACAGCCTCTCGTCCTTCTCGCGCATCAACTGCTCGATGTCCCAGAAGTTCGACTTCCCGTTGGGCAGGCCGGGGATGAACGAGTTGAACAGTGGGACGTACGGCAGTTTGCCCCGGTACTCCTTGTGGACCTCGTTCTTGACCATGCAGTTGCCGACGAAGATGGCGTTCCACGTCTCGAACTTGACCGGCTTGCCGTACTCCCAGCGGGCATCGGCGCGGGGCTTGCGGTACCAGTAGTCGCTGACCTCGATGCGCAGGTCGGTGGACGGCGTCCAGTTGGCGAGCGGATACGGGTCGTACGGGCCGAGACCGGTGATGCTGTCCACCATCCCGAGGCGCTGGGGATAGGCGACGTACGGGTAGGACTCACCATCGGCGGTCATGCCATGCTCGATGGTGACGCCCCAGTCCTCCAGTGCTTGGTCGGGTGTGACCAAGTACGAGTAGCACGCCCAGTCCAAGCGGTTGTACTGGGTCGATGACCAGCCCAGATACAGGTTCCGAGGCTGGTCCACCACCTCGAACTTGGGCATCTTCTCGTCGTTGTCCCACGTGATTTTCGAGGCGGTCCGGCCATACAGACCCTTGGTCACACATGCCCGGTGGCAGAGCATCTCGTAGAAGTTCTGGTCCTTCCACGCCCAGTACAGGCGCTCGACCAGTTGCGCCGTCGTCCGGCCCGCGTCGGTCTGCGCGGTGGGGACAACGTTCTCGATGGGCTGGAACGAGGTCAGGGCAGCGGGGATGTCCACGTACGGGGCGTAACCGTTGACACTGACGTGGGCCATGCCCGACCCCGGCTGTGCGGAGAAGTCGTTGCCCCAGTGGTCGGCCCCACCAGCGGTGAAGACCTGCGGGTAGTAGAGGTTGTCCCAGCGGTCGCACAGTGTGGCGAACACGCGCTGCTCGGGCTCCGTGGCGAGCCGTCGGCCATGCAACACGTTGAGGAGATTGATGGCCTCTTCGTCGTTGCCCTGCTGTTCGGCGACTGCTGCGCCCTGATGTACGTCGAGAACGTACAAGACCTACCCTCGGCGACGTTCCATGTCGGTGACGGAGGAGTAGGTGGCGACCCGAGACCCGAACGCTGCGGTGGGTGGCCCGCTACTGACACGGGACTGTACACCACGGGGCGAGGCTCCGAAGTAGTCGAACGGCGCAGAGCGCACCCCGTTGGCCGGGACGAACTTCACCATCGACCACGCGACAGCGAGGGCCATGACCGCGTCAGTCTGGAGTTTCTTGTCGTCCAGACGGTAGCCAAGGAGTTGCCGACGCAGGGTCAGCCACGGCCCCTCCCTCGGGAACTTCACCTTCGAGGTCTCCAGCGCCCGCTTCAGGTCGATGAGCAACTTCAGTTTCTTCCCCCGCGTACCACCGAACTCGACGCTGCGGATGGGGATGGGCAAGGAGTCGCGGAACAGCGCCCCGCCGAACCCAGTGGTGTCTACGCCCGTCATGCATGACACGCCCTTCCCTGTGTAGGCCATGTGCTGGTTGGTGACGAGTGCGGCGATGACGGGTCCCGTGGTCCGACCGGTCTGGTGCTGCGCGTTGACCCCGAAGACGTGGTCGTGGTTGGTGACATCGAGGACGATGGACCACGTGGAGTCGAAGGTGAGCGCCGGGTCCACGCCCTGCACGTAGCGATGTGAGGGCAACGCCGCGATGGCCAGTGGGTAGCCCTCGATGAACGCTGCGTCCACCGCGCTCTGGGCGAAGAACGAACTCTTCCCTTCGAGGAACTCGCCGTCGATGTTCTGTGGGACCAACTCGACCGGCATCTGTGACACCAGTCTGTCAAAGACGGCTTCATCAATGCCAAAGCCCACGTTCTGGCGGGTAGACATCCGAAGGGACATCTTGTCCTGCTTGCGGTCAGGTGCGGTGGGGTCGCCTTCGTACCACGCATCGGCGAATGCGGTGAGACCTTCGGTCGCGGTGCCCACCAACCAGAGTTGTCCACCGGTACTCAACCGTCGCATGTGGAGAACTTCGTTGACGACGAACTCGAAGTTGGGGTCGAACCCGCATTCGTCGTACGAGATGCCGTTCATGTCCTTGCCCAGCGAGCCGATGGCCTTCTCGCCGGTGGTCCGGTAGTGGATGGTCCCACCGCCGAAGACGGGATGTATCTGCGCCCACAGGTACTCGGAGCGGTACTTCTTGTCCATCTCGACCACCTGTGGGCCCAACTCTTGGGTCAGCGGGCAGCCGTTCTTCTGCGCTTCGTGGTTGCCTTGGAGCAGACGGCGCAACTCGATGTACGCCAACTCCGAGGTCTCCTGCGCGATGGCCAAGTGGTACCACTCGTAGGCTTGGGCGGTCCATTTCGCCAGCGATGAGCGGGAAGACAGCCTCGGTGGGGGCAATCCCAACTTGTAGAACGTCGAATGGAAGTGACAAATCGTCTCGATGAGGGTTTTGCCCGCACGATTACCCGCCGCGAGGGCGATGTCGAAGTAACGGGGTCGCCATCCGGTCAGGTCGCGCATCAGGACGGCGTGAGCGAACTCAATCTGCCCCGGATGGAGGGTCACGCCTAAGAAACGGGCGGCGAAGAACTCGATGTCCCACCGACCACGGGCAATATCGTGCGCGAACGCCCCCGACACGAGGGCGGTGGGGTCAAACGCCGCCTCTTTGCTGGCATCTGCCCGCTGACGGGACCCGTGCTTGCTCTCTGGGGTCCTCGGTGGGGGCATCAGCCCTGTCGCAGGTGGTCAGGAGCGAGGTTCTCCTCGCTGTAGGAGCCCTCGATGATGTCCGGGTCCTCGTCGCGGGGGTTCGGCAGGTACTTGATGGGCGTTCGGGACCCGCCACCGGCCAGCGCAGCCGCCAAGTTGAGCATGAAACTCCTGTCAGCGGCCTTCTCGGCGCGTCGGTCGAGCAGTTGCTGGGCCGTGAGGCCATCGCGCAGGGTCGGGACCACCTTGCCAGCAGCCATCCGACGCATCGTCTGGCGGACCACGGTGGCGGCAAGGTCGTCGGTGTCGGCGATGACATCCTCGGGGATGACATCGGGTGCGGTCGCGGGGTCGGCGACGATGATGGGGTCACCCCGGAGGATGGCGTTCTTGTCGTTGGCCCACTGACGACGGGCTGCGCCCTCGGCTGTGGCAATCCGGGGTCGCCCGCGCCGACGGGAGGGCAGCGGCGCGGGCTTGACCACGGCGGACACTACCTTTGGAGCGACGGGCAGGTCGTCCTCGCCTATCTCGATGAACTCGACCACGCCCCGCAGGGTACACGAACGCCCCGACTGCCTTCGCAGGAAGCCGGGGCGTTCGTTGCTTTCCCCATCCCTAGGGAACGCTTTGAGAGTAGTGCGAGCCCCCCTCGGTCCGCAACTACCCTCGCTTCATTCGGCTCCGCTCAGAAGGGGAGGTCCGCGTCGGGGTCCTCGGCAGCGGCGACGGGTGCCGCCGAAGCCTTCCTCGGGCTCACAACCTCCGGGGCGCTAGCGGGACTCGCCGTCGGAGCCTCGCCCGCAGCGGCCCGATTGGTCGGGCGAGTGGGAGTGGCGGAGACGGGGGTCGGCGTGGCCCCGATGACCTTGGCATAGCCCGAGTCATTGAGGTCCGTCTGGATGAGGCAGGTCTTGCCGATGAGGTCGTTCATGGTGAACGTCGCACCGGGCTGGACCGCCGATGGCCCAAGGAGGGCGACCAAGAAGGCCGCAGTCTTGGACTTGGGACCGGTCATCTGGGACGACAGGCCCGAGACGCTGATGGGGTCGCCGGGGCTACCATCGTCGTTCACGGTGGGGACGGCGAACGTCCACTCGAACACGTCGCGGGACTCGCCCTTCACCTCGATGGTGCGCTCCACGACGGAGGTCAGCGAGGCGGGGTAGTTGCCGGGTGGCAACTGGTCGTCGGGAACGCCCGAACCGACCGTGATGGTGAGGGGTGTAGCCATCGTGGCTGTCTCCTGCTGGTGCGCTTCGTGCGGGTGGCTCAGTGCCGTTCGCTCCTGCGCATGAGAAACATAACACAAAACCCCTGTCAAGTGCGTGCCGGGGGGCCACGCACCATCAAGGGGTTCTGTGTCTTCTTTGCACCTACCCGGAGGCGCAGACACAGCATACAACACTGGAGTATAGTCAACCCCTTCTTTGCGACGACCACCTAGGAGCAGCGCATGGCCCCCGTCCCTGACACGCACCCCGACTCCCTGACGACCGCACTGGCGCTTGCCGAGTTCGGGTTCGGGGTCTTCTCGGTCTGGGGCATCAAGGACGGGATATGTCGCTGCCCCAAGGGCGCGAAGTGCGACCAGAAGCCGGGCAAGCACCCCATCCCGCCCAACGGCTTCAAGGCCGCGAGCCTCGACCCCGACCGCATCAGGGCGATGCTGCGAGCGGCGGGCAGTGCGGGCAACTACGGGGTCTGCCCCGCCGAGAACACCATCATCATCGACGTGGACGGGGAGGGCTGGCGAGAGAAGTTGGCCACCCTCGGGCTGCCCAAGACCCTCGCCGTCCTGACGGGCAACGGCATCCACCTGTACTTCTACTGGCCCGCCAAGTACGGCCCCGCCCCGACCCACCTGTTCGGCTGGAAGGTGCGCTCCATCGCCCACATGGGCTACACGCTTGGGCCGGGTTCACTCCACGAGAGCGGGGTGTACTACCGGTTCGCCCACCAGAACGGACACACCAACGAGGAGATGGTCGCCACCATCAAGCCCTTCCCCGCTGAGTTGGTCCCACAGGAGAAGCCCAAGGCCAACGGACTGGTCGGCAGCGTTGCGTCCATCACCGTCGGTGGCGCAGTCGAGCCCGAGACCATCATGGAGGGCGGGCGCTACGACTACCTGCGCGATAGGGCGCGTCCCCTGTGGGGCATCGGCCTGTCGGGCGAGGCTCTGTTCAACGCGGTCGATGCGTTCAACCAGCGGTTTCCCGTGCCCCACGACCGGGCCACGGTCGAGCGAGCGATTGACGAGTCGCGGCTGAACAGGAACTTCCAGCGCGATGCTCCCACGTACGTCCCACCGGCGGTCATCCCACCGGGGCTGTTCACCAGACAGCCCGACTACCACAAGCAGAACGCCGCCGTGCCCACGTACGTCTCACCGCTGGTGGCGTACGGGACGGTGACGCTCATCTCGGGTCCGCCCAAGGGCGGGAAGTCCACGCTCATCTCGAACCTGTTGGCCGCACGCCAGAACGGGACCGTGTTCCTGTGGGGCGACCCTGTCCCGCAAGGCCCGATGGCGCTCGTCACCGAAGAGGGCGGCTACCCCGTGGTGCGCAAGACGCAGGGTCTGGCGGGACTCGACATCTTGGACAGGATGGCGTTCGTCGTGGCTGGCTTGAAGAGCCTCGACCACCTGCTGGCTGCGCTCGACGCATGGGTCGCCACGCAGGAGGGACCCGCACTGGTGGTCATCGACACCCTCGCGGTGTGGGGCGACATCAAGGACGAGAACGATGCGACGGCTGCGACCAACGCCATCACCGCCCTGCGTGTCTGGGCGCAGCACACGGGCAGCGCGGTCGTCCTCGTTCACCACACACGCAAGGGTGGCGGTGACCACGGTGAGGCCATCCGTGGGTCGGGTGGCATCTTCGCTGCCGTTGACCAGAGCGTCGAGTTGGCCTTCACCAACGACAAACAGAGCGACGACCGTGGGCTGGACATCGCCGGGCGGCTGACGTTCGGTGAGACCAAGACCCTCGCCTTCGATAGGCCGACCATGACCTACAGCGTGACGACCCGCGTCCTCGTCGAGAAGTACCCGACCGACAAGTTCCCCGTCGATGGGTCGAGCCAGATGGGCTGTACCAACGTCGAGGCAGGTGGCGTCTGGGGCATGAGCCCCGCCAGCGCCAACAAGCACCTGAAGGAACTGACCGACAGCGGTGTGCTGGTCGCCCGCTTCGAGCAGTCACCCGGCTCGCGGGCCAAGCACTTGGTCTACGTCCGGGCACGTCCACTGTTGGACTTGGACAACCGTTCGGTGGGGGAGCAGATGGCCGACATCTTTGCCAAGGACTGACGCTGCGACGCTGCTCCCCCTAAAGGGGGACATCGCAGCGTCGCAGCGTCAGTGCGCTGCTCTGGGCCTTGGGAGGCCCAGAAGCAGCGACCTGTCCACGCTGCGCCAACGCAGCGTCAGCGTAGCGTCGTAGCGTCAAATAGGAGACCCATGACCATCCCGAAGGAACGAGAACTTCACACCGCCGTGGACACCAATGACGACGGGGACATCCGTCTGGTCGCGGAGTGCGATGACGAGATGACGATGCTTGTCATCACCAACCCAGCCGCTCTCGGAAAGACCCCACAGGACTACATCGACTCGATGGACGAGTGGGGTCCGATGCTGCTGACCGACCACATGGCGCAGTGCAAGTCGTGCCAGACACACCTGAAGGTCCGCCGTGCGTGAGCCCAAGCAGAAGACACCCATCGAACAGGCCATCGAAGCCATCCAAGCGGCACAGGCCAGAGGCGTCCCTCCGCCCACCAGCATCACCCTGAGCGAGGGTGCGATGGCGCAGGTACGCGACCTCGTCAAGAACTCACCCGTCGCTGGAACGGGCAGGGCGAACACCCTGCTGGGCGTGCCCATCAACGTGACCACGCAGCCGTCGGGTGGGCCATTGATGAAGGCGCACGAAGCGCAGAAGAAGCGAGCGGCTCAGGTGCAGGGCAGGCGCATCGAGGGGCTCGTCTTCGACGAGAGTGGGACGCAACTCCAGCGTGACCTCGAAGACTCCTTGTGGGCTCTGTCCACGCTGCACACGCCCTGCTTCACGAGGGGCGCACTCGCCAACCATGTGGGACCGGGACATATGGAGGGCGACTGGTACGTGAAGCATCTCTACGAGGAAGAGGTGCAACTGCTGTGCAAGTGCCGGATGATTTTGGTCATGGCACGTTGCCAGTTCGTGTGCCAAGGGCAGCCGTGTGAGGAACCAGCCTTCCCCAAGGAGGGAACCTTTCGCAGGGACGTGAGGTGTTCTCAGCATGAGTGACGACAGCCCGCTGGTGTTCGCCGTCGATGCCAAGCACAGCATCCATGTCAAGCCGCCAGAGCGTCCGGTCTTTCAGAGTGCACCGGTCAGGAGTCGCATATCCAAGGCGCAGGAGGAGTACGACGCCAAGAGGCGTCCTCAGGCAGCGAAGTTGTACAGACTGCTTAGGGACTGTGCTGAGAAAGGTTCATCTTGGCGTGAGTGCTGGGCTCTCGGTGAGGGCAATGAGGGCTGGGATGTGGGACCAATCGTCATCTGGCTGCGCTCTAGGAGTGTGGACATCGAGGCGGTCTACGACCCTGTGCGTGGCGAGACGCGGTTCTACCTGAGGCTCGCTCAGGCTCGCAGTGGACGGTAACCCCTGAGTTACGGTTCCCCCCACCTCACGTTCTAGAGGGGCAGCGTTCCACACACACACTCGCTTGTCACCAAAGGTGGCGGGGGTGGGGATTGAGCGTCAGCGGAGTTTTTGGCCTCGGCGCGGAGTACATACACAGACCTCGGTCTGTGTATGTATGAGCGCACGGTGAGAGCAACAACGAAGTTGTTGCTCTCACATTCCCTCGTGCCGGAGCCTATGGCTATAGGCCCTTAGGGCCAATAGCCAATGGCCAATCGGCGATGGGGCTGACAGTCACCGGTAGCCTAGGGAGTCACGGCGACCAATGGACCAAGGTCCATAGGTCTATGCGCAGGTGCATCCAGTTCCAAGGAACTGGACGCCACGTGTGACTGAGTTCTAAGGAACTCAGTTCAGCCACTGACCGAAGCGGGGTCTGAAACCCCAGCACCATGTCTACCCCCTTTAGGGGTAGGTCGCCGAACCCTATGTGAGGGCAACACCGTAGGTGTTGAGGCTCTGCTTCCAAATCCTTCCAATCCTCATGTCATGTCAGTAGCGCCCACTTCCCTCAGGAAGTGGGCGCTACTGCACTGATACTCGGAGGACTACGTCCTCCGTAAGACTTTCGGTGAGACCAACAAGTGACAAGTCACTTGTCGCGCACATGACCCCAACTCACCCCCTCTGAAGACTACGTCTTCAGGACACTCAGTCCATCAGCCTCCCGCCAGCCCCCTGTTCTGAGACTACGTCTCAGGTCGTCGCCGACCGAAAGCCTCGCGCACGTCCCTGCTTGCACGAGAGTCGCGCACAACCCACCCTGCGCTCTTCGCCCGCGTGACTTTTGGGCGCGTGCATGAGTCGTTCCACGACTGGTACGCCCGTACACGTTGGTTGAGCCGTTGACGCCGACCTAGGGCAGCGGTTCCAGCCACCGACGGGCCACCGGCATGTTGCCGGACCGGGGACGGATGGAAACTCAGGCAAGGCAACGTTCGACCCGACACGAGGTCGCTGCTCGCAGTCCTTCGGACCGCAGAGCGCCGGGCAACGGACGTTCACCTACCTGACAGAGACGCGAAACACCCTTTGGGTGTTAGGAACCTCGACCGTGCCCACTGCGATAGCAGTGGGTCGCTGAAGAGGCCGTGGGACATGCCGCCCCCTGACGTAAGTCAGGGCGCTGCCCGGTGAGAGTGCCGGGCGGTCGGAGTCTGCGCCACGGTCGTCAGACCGTCATGTGAGATGTATGGGTCTTCCGTAGGAAGGGAGAACCGCAAGCCTCGCCGGTTACTGACAGGGTCACGGGTACACCGACATCGAAGATGCCACGTCATCCGTGGAAGTAGCGCCAGCAAGTGTGCTGTCCGGTCTGTAAGACCAGACAGATGCGTCACACGAGGCTGCCTCAGGGCTCCAGTCCCCACCAAAGGTGGGGCGAACCCTCTGACGATGACCTCGGGGACGGGGTCGAAAGGGAACCTTTCGATGGCAACGCTCACCGCCGAGTCCTTCGCCGCTGCTGAAGCAGCGTGGCTCGCCACCAAACCCTGCACGGTCCCTTCGGGACACCGCGCCGGTTTCATGGGGTTCTGCTCTCACTGTGAGACAGATGTCCTCTTCGAGGACAGCCCGGAGTACGAGGCTCTGTTCCCCGATGCCGACCAGCCCGGCTGTAAGCCGGGTTGCAAGGGACCGAACCCTTGCGGAGAGACCTGCGACATCTGAAGCCCCATAGGGCTTCAGCACACACCCCCATCCCTTCAGGAGGACACGAAGTGTCTCAGTGCGAAAGGTCGGACTGCAATCCGGCGACCTGTCCCCATTCCTCTCACCGCCGACCCAAAGGGTCGAAGCGCACCCACTAGCCGAAGGCTAGTCCAACCCTCTGGATTGGCCCCTTAGGGGCCAACGTAGAGCGTTTGACTCGCTCTTGGTGCCACTGGTACAGTGGTGCTATCAATCCCCATCCCATTGCCCTAAAGGGCAGAAAGGAACGGCATGGCGAACATCGCCAAACTGCCTGACGGCATAGCCGTCGCAGCGAACCCTCCCGGCATGGTGGTGCCCTACGGGCCACACCTGACGGCGGCGTTCGAGGCGACGACCGGCTATGCCATTCTGGCGAAGCCAGATGGCACGGCTCTGGCCAAGATTGGTGTGACCAATCGGCCTCTCGTTCAACTCGTAGAGTTGGACCCCATCACGGTTCCCTATGTGAACCGGTTCATCAGCCCTTCGGGGCTGGTCATCATCAAGGACTGGCGGACCGGGCTCTACCGGACCAAGGTCCGGCGTGGTGGCAAGGCCAAGCGGGCACTGCCTCTGGCAGTGGTCACGGAGACGCCCAAGGCGGCTTCAACGCACACTGCAGCACCGAAGGTGCAGCAGGACGCACCGAAGATGTCGGCTGGTGCCGTCATCACCGTCAGTGGCGATACGGAGTATCGCTCGACAATCCCCGGCATGGTCATGCTCCCCAAGGTCACCCTGAAGGGTGCCGGACGGGGCAACACGGACTGTGGCGGCATCATCCTGCCCACAGAACAGTTCACTGTTCTGGAAGATGCGTGGCACCTTGCACAGCAGGGAGACCCTGCTGCGGTGCTGCTGACCGGTCCCGCAGGGACCGCCAAGACGATGCTCGTCAGAGCATTCGCCGCTTATCTCGGTGTCCCCTACCTGAAGGTAGACGCCGGGGCCGTTCGGACTGCCGACGATTGGGCCGGTGCCTTTAGGCAAGACCCCAACACGAAGACGTGGGCTCACCGCTGGTCGCCTTTGGCGATGGCTCTGCGTGAGGGCAAGCCATGCGTCCTGCACATCGACGAACTCACCCGCACAGAGACCCCCGCTGCGCTCAACGCCTTCATGGGTCTGCTCGACGAGACAGGGACCCTGTTGGTCCCTGATGCCAATGCCGTCCTGACAATGCCGAAGGGCATTCTGGTGGTGGCAACGGCCAACATCGGGCCAGAGTTCGTCGGAACTCTGCCTCTGGACGGTGCAGTCCGGCAGCGGTTCCCCTACGGGGTTCGCATGGCCAATCCCAGTGAGGCCAATGAGTCGAAACTCATTGTCAAGCGAACCGGGGTCAGCGACGAAGTCGCTGTGGCTCTGGTCCGCATGGCCAATCAGCAGCGGCAGCATCGGGACGATGCTCAGCAGTACCCGTCCGGGGCCATCATCAGCACTCGTATCCTGCTTAGCATCGCTAAGCGGATTGCGGTCCGCCACGCTGACCCCCGCGAGGCTGTCATCTCTGTCCTGCAAGGACAGTTCGACCCCGGCGACGACGCCGCTCTCACCGTGGTCATCGACTCGCAGTTTCCGAAGAAGCCGGTGGCTACGCCACCGGTGGCTGCCGGTGCTGCCTCGATTGTGACGGAACGTCACTGGTTCAACGGCTCGGGCCCGGCTTGCGCTTACGTGCTGAGCAACGGCACCACTTGTGGTGCCCCGGCCAAGAGCCCTATCCACTTCGGCTCCTGAAAGGAGAGCGACAATGGACCTAGAGGTCTTCGACCTCAAACTCGGGAAGGGTGCCACGGTGCCCTACATGACCGACGAGTCCAGAGGACTCGTGGCAGTGAAACTGCTGGACGCAGTCCAGACAATCGCTGATGTCCTCACCGTCAACGACGGTGGCAAGGGCTGGACGGTGACGTTCGACCCCGGCCTCAACGCCTACACCGACCGCTCGGCCAACCGCAGCATCGTCGTCAGTGGCAAGCCACTGTTCGACGCCAAGCCGGGGACCCCGCTGGTGGACGTAGCGAAGGTGATGAGTGGGTTCGTGGTCCACGAAGTGGGCCACACCGGACTCGACTTCTTCACGGCGGTCAAAGACCGCTGGCCGGGCAAGACTCTTCCCCTCACATTGGCCAACATCATCGAGGACGTAGTCCTCGAACTCAGGACGGTGGACCGCTATCGCGGCTTCGCCGACCACGGTGACGGCAACATCTTCCGCCCCACTCTAGAGTGGGTCGCCGAGAAGACCTCACCGAAGACTCCACTGAAGTGGAGCGGCTCGACCGGCCACAAGGTCAACGTCACCGGCCAGATTGTCCGCTACCGAGACTTCGTCTCGTTCGACACCGACGAGGTCACCCAGACCCACCTTCGGTGGGTCGAGGACGAGTGGATGCCGGGTATCACCATCGACCTGACACCCGAAGGGTGTGTCGCCCTCATCGAGCGATGGCTCGACCACGTCATGGCGACCAAGCAGATGGACGAGCCCACCCCCGAACCCCCGAAGCCGCCGACCACCGATGGTGGTACCGGCTCCGACCAGACCCTCCCGAACGAGGACGAGGACGAGGGCAAGGGCAGTGGCGAGGGTGGCGACACCGAAGGTGAGGACGGCGACGGTGAGGGCAATCCCGGCGGTGGTGACACCGAAGGTGATGACTCCGACGACGACGACTCCACCGAAGGTGGTGGCGACTCCGACGACGACGGCGAGGACGGAACCTCCGGCTCCGAAGACGGCGACGAAGACGGCGAAGGTGGCCAGCCCGGTGATGACGGTGACGGAACGTCCCGTTCCGGTGATGGCAACGATGCCGACACCATGAACCGGGTCGATGCTCCGAAGGGAGCAAACGACGGACCGGGCAAAGGTGGAAGCGGACAGGCGGTGGCCGAGGCTGCCGACGAGAACGAAGTTCTCGACGACTTCGAGCCCGATGACCTCACCGACTCGTTCGACGAGACGGCGAAGCCGGAAGGCCAGTACGAGCAGCGCCGCCTCAACGAGGCGGAGCAGATGGAGCGCGTCACCACTCGGGTGGACGCCGGTGCATTCGGGAAGATGCGAGTCGTCTTCAAGTAGCCCTCACCGAAGGTGAGAGAAAGGAGAACCGTGGCAAGGAAAGAGCGGGACCGGTCCACTGAAGTGGTCCGGTATGAGAGCCGCAAGCCGTACATCAATGCCGCCACAGCGGCTGGCATCCAGACCGTGTTCAACAGAACACGGCTCAGCCACCAGACATGGGAGTCCCGTCAGTTGACGGGGCGTCTCGATGGTCGGGTGGCATGGCGCAACGATGCTCGCGGCAGCATCGACATCTTCCGTGAACGGAAGCAGCCCTCGCCGACCCGGCTCGACGTTCACATCCTCGTGGACAGCAGCGGGTCGATGAGCGGGGACCGTATCTGCAGGGCGCAGGACATGGCGGGAACCTTGGTGGATGCGTTCAAGCGCATCCCCACGGTCCGGGTCCACGTCTACCAGCACTTCGCCAACAGCGGGGTGACGGAAATCCACCGGGTTTATGAACCCGGTGACAGCCTCGACGGGCTCAATCACATGCCGGAACTCATTGCCGGTGGCAATGCCGACGGGTTCGCACTGGAAGCCGTCGGGATGCGTGCCGCTTCGATGAAGCGGCCCGACTGGAAGTCGCTCGTCATCATGGTGTCCGACGGCTTGCCGTCGGTGAGCGGGGTGGGAGCAACGGCCAACATCCTCGACCACTCGGTCATGGTGACCGCGAACCTGAAGCGCAAGGGCGTGCAGGTCATGGCGGTAGCCATCGCTGGTGACAACGCGGCTCACGAGTACATGTACGGGAAGGGTTCGTCGGTCCTGTTCACCGGTGACTGGAACGAACTCAACCGCTCCTTCGGAGCGGTGTTCGGCAAGGTGCTGTCAACGGCGAAGGTGGTGTGATGAACCCCGACTTCACCCGCTACGACGAGGGGGTCCCGGTCAAGGACCGGACCCCCAAGTTGGCCGCACGAAAGGGCCGGATGAAACTCAATGGTCGCAGCCTGAAGAGGCTGCTCAACGAACGTGCCGCCAAGGCACAGAGAGGCAACCCATCCCGATGAACACCAAGGCGGTCGTCGCCGCCATCGTTGGGACCCAGTTGATACTGGGTCTCATCCTCATTCTCATCCTCATCACCGTCGGCAATCAGGGAAAGACAAGTGTCTTCCCCTGCTACCAGTCGGACGGGAAAGGTGGGTTCGCATACTCGCCCATCTGCACGAGCCAGCCGTGAGCCCTCGTCGATGGCGAAAGCCATTGCCCCCACCACCAGTGGCCGAAGGCCAGACCGAGGCATTCGATGCCGACGGCTTTGACCTGATGGACCCGAAGCCCGAGGTCGAATACATGTGCCGGGAGTGTTACTCCCGGCGCATCGTGGGACCAATCACCAAGACTGTTGACCCTCGTTGGGTCGGCGGTACCTGTCTGGACTGCGGCGAACGAGTCATCGCCAACGTCCGCCCCATCCCGAAGGAGGTCACCAAGGGTGACGACACCGACCAAGGCTGAACAAGCAGCCGACCTCGACCGCTTCGTAGAAGAGGGTCGAGAAGCAGCAGCACGGGCCACGGTCCTGATGGACCGTGACCCGAAACTCCCGTACATCAGCGCCTACATCATCGCCCGCGACATGATGGGCAGTGACCGGTCACTGCAGTGGATGCGCGAGGGCATGGAGTGGGACGAAGCCGAACGGTGGTGCGGTTCCTACGGACGGCTCGACCTCAGGGTCAGAGCCCTCGAAGAGGGGCTCATCACCGAGGTTCAGGCGTACGAGGGGCTGGCCTCGGCTTGGTCACACAGTGACCCCGACGACACCGACCCCCGGTTCCTCACCCTGTGGGTGGAAGCGTTCGCTGCCAACAGGCAGCGGTACCTTCGGGACCACACCGACAAGCGACTGCCGAACGGCAGTCGGCTGACCATCTATCGCGGTCAGGACGAGGACCAGTCCTTCGGACTGTCGTGGTCGCTGAACCGCAAGACGGCGGAGAAGTTCGCCAACGGTGCCGCCACCCGTGAGGCCAACCGTGGTGGTGTGGTCTACACGGCGGTCGTTGACCGCCGCGATGTCATGGGCTACATGCCCGGACGTGGTGAGGCCGAGGTCATCGTGAACCCTGACGATGTCAGGGATGCAGGGCTCCGATGAGCGGTCGGACCTGCCGCTTCTGCGGCTACTGGACCAAGGGTCGGCACTGCCAGTGGTGCGGTAAGTAGGCGGACTCTGTCCGCTTCGGAGCCCGTAGCCAACAACAGCAGAACATTTGTTCTCTTTGCCACTCACTACCCGTAGGGTATAGTGGCCCCATCAATCCCATCCCGCAGGAAGGAACGCACACCATGCGCCACACCACACAGCCGAACGGGTCACGTGACCTCAATCGCCTAACTCTCACCACCGGTCGGCGAACGGAGCCCCGACTCTACATGGCTCACCCTATGGGTGAGACCAAGCGGAGGTCGTGGTTGCCGGTCATCTTCGTCATCGCGGTGGTCGTCATCATCGGCCTCGCCGGAATGTCCCGATGAAGGGCCGACCTTCGGTCGCCAACGAGGGCAGAGTCTGCATCCTCGTGCCCGACCACGGACCCTCGCTCATCATGCGGAGCGGGCGGGAGTGGTGCCCTCATCAGCAGCACGACGGGCTTGGTCGTCGCAAAGCGACGACGCCGTGGCTGGACAAGCAGGTCACCGATGACTCGGCTGACCGACCTGACGCAGCCTGAACTCGATGTCGTTCTGCTGCTCGCACAGGGGAGGGTGACAGCAAGTGCTGTCACCCTCGCTGCTGACCTGTGGCGGACGACCGACACATGGCTGGCCGAGGACCCGTACCCGCTCATCACCTACATCCTCGACTCGTTATCGAGTCGAGGACTGGTGCGCTTCCGACTGGCCGCGCCGAAGGATGCCATCCACTCGATGGACTTCCCGATGGACATTCGTCTCACCCCGAAGGGGTGGGAACTACTCGGCTACTCGCACAAGACAGCCGAGGTCGGGTCGCGTGGACGGCATGAGCGCGAGCCCATCCCCGGCGACCTCACCGACTACCTCAACCACAAGTACCACTCCGAAGGAGGTGCAATCGAAGTCGAGGATTTCCCTACCCACCGTGACCGTTTCCCCCACCACGAACACATGTACGGAGTACCCATCCTCATGGCAAACACAGCAACCCATCCCAAGCCACGGCGTTCACGCGCCGAGCGTCTTGCAGACCCTACGGTTCTGCAAGACCCGGACGGTGACGGCTCGCGTGGCTACATCCGCGTGACCGCAGACATGGAAGCGATGGTCATAGCCGCTCGCTCGCGCATGGGCACCGTCTCCTACGGAGACGTTGCCGAAGCCGTCGGTCTGCCCGAACGGACCATCCGCTACATCCTCACCGACCTGCCCCGACTCCGTCGGGCCAACGGCGGTGATGAGCGGCTGGAGAAGTCGCTCAAAGAGCGAGTGTTCGCCACCATCGAAGTCCTCGGTGAGGTCAAGGACGTAGCGGAACTGCGCCGCATCCTTGGCATGGCCGACCCTGAGCATGACGTGATGCACGTGCTGCATTCTCTACACACACAGGGCCGCATCGACTTCACCGAACGTGGCACAGGCAATGGCGACACGACCGTCATCCACATCCGGCCTACGAAGAAGGGCACACGACGCCTGACCCAGACGCAGGTCGATGCCCTTCCAGAAATCGTGGCGGAGCGACTGCCCGAAGCAGTCCAGCCGCTGCCGGTCATCAGCCGGGAAGAGGAAGAGCGGGCAATCAGCGCCGCTCACAACGCAGAGACCGGGTTCGAGGCGACAACGCCGGACACCCCAGCCACAGCGCCGTCCGCACCCGAACCCGAGAGCGAAGGATACCCACTGCTCGACGCCCTGTTGGACCGAGAGCGCACACGACTCGACGGTGACAGCAAGGGCATGGCCTTCGTCGTCGCAGCCGAGGCAATCCAAGCCATCGACCCCGATACCGCACGCTCCCTGATGGAGAAGGCGAAGCAGTACGACGTACCGTTCCCCTCACCCATCGAGCAGGAGTACATCCGCTATGTGGCAACGCATCCGCCAGTTGTGGTCGCCGATGAGCAGTGACCCGTACGCCAAGGGCTGGAACGAAGGACGTGACCAAGCCATCAAGGACATCCGGGCTGCCCTCTTGCGAGAGTTGCCCTCACTGACCGTGCTTCACGCCGTGGACACGGAGTACATCGACGTGGGGGAAGTCCTCCGCGTCATCGACCAAGTCAGAACCCATCCCGAAGGAGCATCCCGATGACCATTCCCGCCACCACCACCCTCGTCACCGAGTTGATGGTCGCCCGTGCCACGGGTACCGTCCGCATCAGGGACATCCCCCTGAAGGTCGAGCAGCGCCGTGGCTACTACGACCTCGACTTCACGGTGCCCACTCTTGGGGTCACCATCCGGCTCAGCGGGGCCGAGCGCATCGCACTCATCGAAGCGTTGGGCGGTCATGTCTGACTGGAACCAGCCCATCTGCTGGCGGTGCTGGGGCCGACGCAATCCGGGCCGGGTCCCGGTGCGCGTTCACCCACCCGTGCAGGAGAAGTGCGCCTACTGCGGGACGCCCACCATCAGCGGCATCTACGTGCGGGACGACCCCAAGTTGGTGCCTTACCGCACGCCGGATGACGTGTGAGTGAGACCAACCGCCCGCGACTTCGACTGCAGTTCGAGGTCGCGGGCACACCCATCCCGCAAGGCAGCAAGCGGGCGTGGATAAGCAGCAAGACGCATCAGGTCGTGATGACCGAGGACGCTGGCGTGCGACACAGCACGTGGCGCAACGAGGTCACGGGTCAGGCGCGTCAGGCGATGGCCAACCTTGGCCGCTTCGGTGAGCCCTTCCGTGAGCCCATCAGTTGCTCGCTCACGTTCCAGTTCCACCGGCCACTGAGTCATTACGGCACCGGCAAGAACGCGGAGAAGGTGAAGGCGTCGGCTCCGCCGTCACCGACCAAACCACCAGACCTCGACAAGTTGACCCGTGCGATATGGGACTCGCTCACATCTGTGGTTTGGGTCGATGACGCTCAGGTCATTGCCGCCACCATCAGGAAGCAGTACGTCGAACGCTGGCAAGCAGAGGGTGTCCTCATCCTCGTTGGCACGTTCCCCACACCCGGAGGAGAGAACGAGCATGGGCTTGAATGACCTGCGCCCCGTTGGCGCGTTCATATCACACACACCCGGACCTGACTGCGACCGCTACGAGTCGCACACCCACATGGCCGACGGCTCTATCCGTACACCCGCCGGTTTTGCCCCACATCCCGGTGAGCAGCACGAGTTCAAGACCAAGTGCATCAAGTGCGGGGATTACGGGCAACTGTTCGTCGCCATCCTTGGGTCCGATGAACGGGCTCGCATCGAACCTATCGAGCAGGTTGATGGCAAGTAAGGACATCAAGCCCGGCGCACTGGTCCACATCGTCTTCGACGATGTGCAGCACCAGACCAAGGGCTGGTCACTGAGGGGCAACTGGCCAGAGCGGGGTCGCTTTGTCGCCGTCGGCTATCTCCTGAAGCAGACCAAACGTTCGACCTACGTCGCCAACGTGATGGACGGGGACTACGCCTTCTGCTCGTACACCATTCCCACGTCGAGCATCCGCTCGATGACACGACTGCGAGTGAAGTGATGGCAAGCAATGACCCAGAGCCCACGCCCATCGAACCCCCCGACAACGGAGCGGTCGCGTTCCTCACACGCATCGTTCGCATCCCCGGTCGCAATGACCAGACCCCGCTGCGTGCGGTGTACCTGTGCATCATCGCGGCCACCCTGTCGGTGACCCCAATCCCGTTCAATGCGGTGGGCTTTGTGTTCCTCGTAGCACTAGCCCTGTCTCTTGGCCGCATCACGGAGAAGTGATAACCTAAACCCTGCCAACCCCATCAGGAGGAACCTATGACGAAACCAATCCAGACATCCCCCGCCAGTCCCCGGTTCGTCCGGGTACCTGACGAAGAGGCATCACAAATCATGCAGGACGCCAACGGTCGGCGCGACTGGACCGAGGTCAAGGTCGCACTGAAGCGTGGCGGTCGCCTGTTCCTGACCGACGACCAGTTGCCCGCGTCGGGCGTCAAGTACCTGTCGCTGGCGTTTGCTCGTCGGCAGTTGAACCGGACCCTTCATGTCCGGCGCGTGACCCATGACGGCAAGCGCGGACGACTCATCTGGCTGGGACCGGATACGACCAAGGCCGAGGCTGCGTCGTGAGCGTCATTCGCATCACGGACAAGGCAGCCTCATCGGAAGAAGTCGTCACCCAACTGCGCAAGACGGCGGACTTCATCGAGGGACTCGGCCTTGTCGGTGAGGCCCGCGTCATCGTGACCGGTGAACTCAACGTCGAGGTCCACTACGAGCCCCCGGCATGGGAAGAGAAGCGTCGGCTCATCGCCGACATCAGGCGGATGCTCCCGTTCCTTCGTGCCGAACATCCCGAGTTGGTCTCACAGATTGAGGTCGCCATGAAGCAGGTCGAACAGGAAGAGGAGGAAGTCGCGTCGTGAACAACGGTGACCTCGACCGCATCTTCGACTCACATCCACCCAAGAACGACGCCGAAGCACTGGCTCACGAGCAGGTGCGCCAAGCCTTCAAGGACGTTGCCCGCACCATGAGCAACCTGCCGCAGGGCAGGGAGCGCAGCATCGTCCTCACCAAGTTGGAGGAGGCATCGTTCTTCGCACACGCCGCCATCGCCCGCGACCCCCAGTAACCTCACCCCATCCCAAGGAGAACCCATGAGTCTCAGCATCACCGTGTCCGCGACCGGACCCAAGAACGCAACGACCGACCCCGAGACGGGGCTCCGGTACTACGACTGGAAGGGACGCAAACTCCCTTCGTCCACCAGCCTCCGCCGCATGGCTGGTCTTCCCTTCCGCCTCCACCAGTGGGCCATCAGCAAGGTGGTCCAGCGTGCGGTGGACGAACACCTCATCCTGCGCCAGATGCTCGACCGGCCCAAGCGCCCACGTGAGCGGGTGCGTGACAAGAACGTGGCCAAGGAGGCGGGCAAGTGGCTCCGCTCTGCGGCTACCGAGGAGCGTGACGCAGCCAGCGAGTTGGGCACCTACGTCCACGACTGCGCGGTGAGGCGAACCCCTCTGAGTCAGGTTGACCCGGTTGCCCGCCCGTACCTCATCAACTTCTACGACTGGGTGGCGTCGAGTGGGGTCAACATCATCGCCACCGAGAAGCAGGTCTTCAACCTGACCGAGGGCTACGCCGGGACGTTCGACTTGCTGGTCGAGTGGCCGCTCACCGGGGACATCGGGGTCATCGACATCAAGACCAGCCGTGGGACCTACGCTGACCACGCCCTGCAGGTGGTGAGTTACGCGATGGGCGAGTTCATCGGCGAGGACGATGTCATCGACGTTGCCCTCACCAAGGCACTGCACTCGGCGAACACGATGGCCCTGCTTCATCTGACCGAGGACGGCTGGCGCTACCAGCGGGTGCCCGCCACGCCTGAGTTGTTCGATGCGTTCAAGGGACTCATCGCCTACGCCACGTTCATGGCTGCGTACCCGGAGATTGAGGCGCTGCTGGACTTGGAAGTGGCGGGCGGCATCCCGCTCACGGCCCAGCCATGACCGCCACCATCCGGTCGAGGAAGGGCCGTACGCCCACCAGACGACACGGACTGGGGAAGAGCGGCGTCGATGCCCTGTTGGCCCAGCAGGGCGGCTCCTGCGCCATCTGTGGCGTGCCGTACGAGGACAAGCCGGGGTCCCGGCTGGCGATGGACCACGACCACCGGCACTGCGCCGGTGTGAAGGGCTGCCCGCAGTGCGTCCGTGGGATGCTGTGCAACGGTTGCAACAACATCGTGCGGCTGGCGCACGATGACCCGGAGGTACTGCGCAAGGCGGTCGCGTACCTCGAACGAGCCAGCAAGCGGGCGTTCTGGTGGGAGGCCAACGGTGAGTGAGCCGAATGGATGGGCCATCATGCACGACCGCACGCTGCTGCACGAAGAGGGCGAGCCGTTCTACCTGTTCGGCCCGTTGCCCTCACGTGAGATAGCCGACCTCATCGTGGCTTCATTGGAGTGCGAATGCACCAAGCGGGTGGTCCCCCTCTTCTTCCCCGGTGGAGTGACTATGAGGCTCGAAGCGACGATGCCCTCAGTCCTCCCCCTCCAACCCGCCGACGGCCACATCCACTAGCGCCACCACCCAAGCCCGGATGGCTGGCCCACATCGTGGGTGTGGCCATCATCCTCACTGCACTCGCCATCGTGGTGGTCGCAGCCCAACGCTTCATCTGAATAGGCCCGGTCCCCAAGGGGACCGGGCCTATTTCTGTTTCACGTGCAACGCGGGTGGGTCAGCCCTTCTTGCCCTCACCCTTGTGCGTCTTGGTGTCCGGGCCCGTCTGCGGGTGGGCCATCGCGTCGTGCGCCTTGGCCTCGAACGAGCCAGCAGACGCGGGCTTGGCCGCGTCCTCGGCCACCTGCTTCTCGCCCTCGGACTCGGTGGTGTCGCCAACGCCCGGTCGCCTGTCCTCGGCACCGGGCACGCGCCCGTAGACCGCGTCGTCGCGGGCCTCCTGCTCCGCGCCGAGTTCCTCGGCGGTCTGCTTGGCCTCCTCCTCGGCATCGCGCCGCTCGGCGGTGCGCTTCTCGGTCAGTTCCTCGTTGGCCTCACGAGCCATCTGGTCCTGCTTCGCCATCGCCTCTTCGAGGGTGGCTGCGCTCTCCTGCTCGGGGGCTTCGGTGGTCTCGGGTTCGGCGCTCATCAGTAACCTCGCTTCATCTTCTGCTTGGCTTGCCGCCGCATCTTGACCTTCATCTTGACCTCGGGCTGCATGTTGTACATGCGCCGCGCAAGACGACCCGCGTCTGAGTGCCGGTACTCCGCTTGCTTCTGCTTCTTCCCGGCGCTGGCCATGACTATCCCTCCTCGGGAGCCTCCGCAGGGACTTCGTCCTCGGTCGTGCCATTGCGCTCACGCGCCAACTTGTCCTGCAGGACCATCGCCTCTTCGAGGGTGGCCGCGTTCCGCTGGCCGGACTGCTCGGGACCGGTCCCGGTCATCGTCTCGGCCTCGGCGATGGCCTCAGCCTTCTTGGTCTCTTCCTTTGCCGTCACGGGTTCCTCCTACGGGGTGGCGTTGTTGACCTGAAGGTTGAACGGCGGGGTCAGCGCACCGCCGACCTCCTTCAGGGGAGCGGCACCGCCACCGGCATAGCGGATGCGCACGGTCTGGCCGTTGACCACCGGCGCAGCGAGGACGACGGCCACGCTGGCGGCTGATGCGGTGGCCGACGTGACGCCAACCGCTGCGCCGTTCACGGTGGCCGACCACTGGGATGGCGTGGTCGCACCGGCGACCAGCGCGGGTCCCGTGAAGGGAATGGTGAGGGCAGCCCCGTTCACCGAGGGGTTGTTGCTCGGCCTCGGCGCGAGGTTCGCTGCGTTCCAGCCGAACTGGATGAACCGGAGTGCCTGTGCTACCACGTTGCCCTCACTTCTTGCTCTTCCCAGCCTTGCGCATGGCGATGGCGATGGCTTGCTTCTGGGGCTTGCCAGCCTTCATCTCGGTCTTGATGTTCGCGCTGATGGTGGCCTTGGAAGAGCCGGACTTCAGTGGCATCTACTTGCCCTTCTTGGCCTCACGCTTCTCTTCGGCCTTGCTCGGCATCTTGCCGGTCTTCTTCAGTTCCGCCCGGTCCTCGGCGTCCATCTTGGGCTTTGGTTTGGGAGCGGCCATCTACGTCTCCTTGGTCTCACTCTCCGTGGTGGCGGGCTCGTCCTCTTCGGTGTCGTAGGCGTTCAACTTCGCCTTGGCATCGTCGAGCGAAGTCGCGCTGACGTGGTTGCCGGTGAACGTGAACGATGTGGTGGCAACGCTGGCGTCCTCATCGACCGACTCGACCAGCGCCCGAAGGAGTTCGTACTCCTCGTCCCGCCACGTCTCGGTCTTGTGGTGGCCCGATGCACTCACGCTCCACGTCATGTCAGCCCTCCTCGTCGGTGCCGACGCCGACATCCCGCTTGTCGTCGGGGTCGTCGTCGCCCTTGTCCTCGTCCGCGATGGGGGTTTCGGGTTCGGGCTCATCCGCTGGGATGTCGCGCTCGTCGGTCATGTTCCCCTCACGTCGGGATGGCAGGTGGCTGGATGATAGACCCCCGCGTCACCCGCTCGTACTCCGCCTTGCGGATGGCGAGTATCTGCTCCTTGGTCGGGGCACCGGGCGGGACGACCGGTGGTGGGTACGCCTTCAGCGTGCCGTCCGCCTTCTTCAGGTACATCACCTTCAGGTTGGTGGGCACGTTGCTGCTGGGCTCGTAGCCCACCGCGTAGTCGCCCGCCTTGGTGTACCCAGCCAAGGGCATGTCGCGGGCCGGGGAAATCTGGATGTTGCCGTTGTCGGTGCGGAAGTCCGAGTAGATGTACAGCCACTTGCCCGACGGCACATCCACCTGCATGGGCTTGGCGGGCGTGGTCACGTAGTCGTCCTCCGTACTGGAGCCAGTGGGCGGGGTCACGGGCGGCGGGGTGGGCTTGACCGGGGGCACGTACTTGACCGTGGTCGTGTTGTGGCCCGCGTCCCACAACGCTTGGTCGATGTCGGCCCACTTGGTCCACGTGCCCTGCGAGCCCTGTGCGTAGAGCGGGTCGAAGTAGCCGATGTAGGTCACACCGTTCTCGACCCGGTGCCCGAACAGGACGGCGCAGTGGCCGAAGTCGTTGGTCTGCACCTTCAGGTACGAGGGAAGGCGGATGTACTGGAGGGAGATGGTGACCGCAAAGCCCTGCTTGACTCGCGCTTCGACGGCGGTCTTCTTGATGGCGGTGAGGGCAACGGCCAGTGCCTTCTGCGCACCGACACGCTGCTCGCTGGCGTTGGACCCTGCCCAATGTGCCCCCCCACCCA